GTTGGCGCAAACGTGCCTGCAATTATCACTGTTAACTCGAACATAGACGATATCATTGCAGTAAACAGCAATATGCCTGCGATTAACAATGTAAACGCTCAAGTGGACCATATTGACCAGCAGGTTATTCATGTCGACTCCCAAGCAACAATCGTTAACCAACAAACGGTCATCGCTACTAATAAGGCAAGTGAGTCCTCTGCCAGTGCCGCTGCTGCGCTAGTCTCTGAGAACAACTCAAAGGCTTCTGAAAACGCAGCAAAACTATCAGAAACCAATTCGCATAGCTCTGAACTCGCAGCCGAACTAGCCGAAAGCAATGCTAAGGCAAGCGAAACCGCTTCGAGTGCAAGCCAATTGGCGGCGGACGCTTCTGCGACTTTGACAGCCGCTGATAGGGTGCAAACTGGTCTTGATGTTGTCGAGGCTAATAACGCAACCACAAAAGCAAAGGCATGGGCTGACAATGCCATAGACGTTCCTGTTGAAACTGACAAGTATTCTGCAAGGCATTGGGCAAATGTAGCAAAAACAAATGCAGATGAAACTTTTGTTAGCGGGAAAACATTTACACCAACAACGGGAAATCAGTACCCAACTCCTGAAAATCCAAGTCGTGACACAATTTTTATTATAGCTTTCGAGAATGCTACTGATAATTTTATATTTACTGAAGGTGATTGTATTGGCAAAACGGCATTTAATACTGATCAGCTTTTTTGGAATGCTACCGGTGGTTTTTTTAAATTAGTTCCATCACCAACTGGCTCTGCAATTTTGCAGGCTAACGGTAAAACAGGCAGTATCATCACTATCCGCTCTGAAGATGTCCCGCACGAATCCACGACAGTAAATGCCGCATTGGCCGGTAAAGTAAACACTACTGACGTAGCAACGTTGATGACTTCAGGTATAACACAGTTATCAAACTCATTTGTTGGCACGCTTGAGTCTAAGGCGGTTACTGAAAAGGCGTTATCATCTGGCCTTGCAACCAAAGCTGAATTAGTCCACCAGCATGCTGGTGAGGATATCACCAGCGGCACAGTTGCAGTGGCACGATTGCCTGATGCATCGACAACTGAGAAAGGCGCTACCACACTATCAAACAGCATCAATGGTTCCTCTGAAGCATTGGCAATAACAGAGAAAGCCCTGTCTGATGCGATTTCCGAACCTAGCGGCATCACGTTCGTTTACTCTGGCGGGGATTTAACGCAGATGACAGAAGTTCTGCCAAGGGGTAATAGGGTTACTGACTTTACTTACTCTGGCGGGAATTTAACGCAGGCCGTAGAGGTTTATAACGGAGTCACTTACACGACAACATACACCTACGATGGCGATGGAACACTTACAGAGGTAATAAGAGCATGAGCGGATTAGACGCAGTGATATTAAATAAAATAACTCAACTGCAAAATACTGGAGATGGTGCGTTGACGTTCACCCCTACTGAGTGGAGCAAGTCATTGAGGGTAGGCTCATTCAATTCATCATCCCCAATAAATATCGTGCCACCAACTGGCAAGGCAATAAGATTGACTAGTCTTATTCCTAATGCAGGCATCATGGTTAACACCATAGTCAGCGGTAGCATTCAGGGCGAGCTGATCAATGGGACGCTAACATCATCAATTGCAGAGTCAGGACAGTATTTTATAGGAAGTCCTCCAACAAACATTATTTCTGCGTCAGGTCAAATAAACCACATTCAATTCCTGCCGGGTGAGGCTGTAAACATAACTACTGGCGGGAGCAGTGTTACATGGGTGTCTTATCAAGAGGGGGATTTATCATGATTATGGATGAAGATGGAAATAAAATAGATGAGTTGTTGATGGTGGATGGCGCTAGATACCGACGTTACAGTAGCACAGGTGGGTATATTGAGTTCACTCATTGCAATATAGATACCACTATTCAGGAAAATGAATGGGTTATGAGTGAGCTAATGAGAACTGATGAGCTTGTGAAGTTGCCTGACTACCCCCACATGTCAAAGGTTTTGCAATACAGAGCGGCGTTAAGGACTTATGATCTTAATGGTGTCAGGCCAGAGACCCCAACAACAGATGGTGGCAATTCTATATGAAAAAAATATTAATGCTTATGGTTCTGTTGGTAATTATGGTTCAGCCAAAATCATTTGCTGATACGTCATTAATAGAGAAATCATCCATTGTAGTAACACGATATAAACTAACTCACCCAAGTTGGTATGAGCTACCACAGTACTATAATGGAGTATCAAAGTATTCAGGCCTCAAGGGTGTATACACTGCAAAACACTCCCCCGTTGCAGTTAGTTGTAATTTAGGAAATTGGGCAACATACAGTGAAAATAGTGATGGCGATCTTAGTATTTATTCCCTTAATCTAACTACTGGGATGAAATATTTAGTACATACCGTATTTGGATTTAATGATCCGCATCAAAACGCAGCCATCCAGTGTGGTGGCGGGAAGTTATGGGTAACTGTAGGATCTCGTGGAGACAAGAGGTTAGGATATCAATACAGCTCAACAAATGGGGAAAGCTGGACGCTGTATGCCACTGGTTATAGAGCATACCCACAACTGCACTGGGTTAATGACCATCTTGTAACTGTTTACTCGTCATATGAGCATCAAGTCGATGGTAGCATCATTCGAAGACCTATGACGTCATGCGGAGACTACCCGTTGACTAGTGATGGCATAGGTCATTACATGATTAGTTACTATGACGGTAGTTACATACACATGGTTTATAACGACCTATGGCCTGATGGAACCTATGGAGCAGCAGATAACCGTATTCATTTAAAATACATGAAATCAGTTGATGGCTGTGTATGGACTAGCCCGGTAAATTGGTATGACGGATATGAATTTATATATTTAAAAGACTTTGCATCTGTCAATGGAATACCGACAGCCCTTGTTGTCAAGTCAGACAGTGTTGATCCAAATTATGGCAATCGTGAAGTTTGGAAAATTACTGCTAATAGTCAAACATTTGTCAGAAAAACAAACCACAATTACACCACTGGATCTCTTATGCTTCCAAGTGGTGATATAGCATGGTCTGATGGTGAATCTGTATATGCTGGTGGTAGTTTTATGGGTATTGGTTACGTAAATTATATACGAAGGGTTCACGGTGATAATTCTTTATTTGTAACATCCGGATCTACTGCAAGGAGCGAATTCAAAGAATCTAACATATATTCCATTATGATTAATAAATAATGATTGCAGCAACATGGCTTATATCTTAGGCGGATATATATAGACAACAAGATGAATGGAGCGCAATGGTAGGCGCCTAGGATTGAATGATGCCAGCCAATAGATGTGAGCTCTATTTTATAATCAATACTGGATTGATGGCTTAAAAATAAAGCAGTTAATTAAAGGGTTAAATTATGCCAGCAATAAAGCTAAGTACGTTTAAGGGTGAGATCCCAAGTTTTTCGCCAAACCTTTTGCCGGGTGACGCTTCTGTTTTTGCATTAGATTGTCACTTTGATGATGGAGTGCTTAACCCAATAGACACTAGTTTAGACACTGGTTTTGATGTTAGGCAATCAACTCAAACCCTATTCAGATATGAAGATGCTTACTGGTTCCAGTGGGATATTGATGTTGACGCAATAAAAAGCCCAGTTGCTAGAGATCCATTTAGGCGCGTATATTGGACAGACGGCGATTATCCAAAGGTTACATACAACACCACTTTCAATGGAAGCGGGGCGCTACCAGTTAGCAGTTTTCAACTTGGAGTACCTGCCCCATCAACTGCACCAACTATCAGCTCGTTTACTCCTCCTGCTGATGACGAAAGCGCTACAACTGTTTTTTATGTGACAACTTATGTCACGGCGGCAGGCGAGGAAGGGGCGCCAAGCAATGTATCTGCATCGGTAACATGTAGCCCGATAGGCGTAAAAATTGCCGCTGAAGAATATGAGATTGTGGCAACCGTTAGCTATGTAAATAATATCATCAAGATTGTAGACAAGTACGGGAAAGCTTTAACAAAATTCTCTTATGCTGGTGGAGTGTTAAGCTGGTATGCAGATGTGCCAGCATCTGGCATGGAAGTTTCTATAAGCGCAACACAGCAAGACGTTAATGGAGTTACAACGCCAGAAGGTAGCTACAAAGCTACGGTAACAGGTACGGCTAGTGCCGGAGCAAATAACCCGTCAGGCGCGCCAGTGGCAAACATTACCAGCGATGCCAATGCAAACGGTATACTTGAACAGATTGAGATCGCAAGCGGAACCATTAACATGGAAGTTACTCTTGACGATACAAAACTGCTTGCTGGCGGGTACGCTATTGTAAAAATGAATGTGACCACAAAAGATCCTACTAACATATCAGTCGGTCAAGTTACGCTAACAATACAGCCACCAGGAACAAACAGAAGCAACATAGAAAGAATAAAAATTTATAGAACAGTCACTGGCGGAGGGCTGTCTGAGTTCTTAGCAGTTGCTGAAATACCAATAAGCCAAGCGACATTCATCGATAATAGGCCTGATGTGTCACTGGCTGGCACGTTGGCAACTCAAACCTACGACATGCCACCAGATGAAATGAAAGGCTTATGCTCAATGGCTAACGGCATTTGCGCTGGGTTCGTAGATAACCAGATATTATTCTCTGAAGCATACTTACCATACGCGTGGCCTGAGGCTTATCGGCTGTCTATTGATTACGATATAGTTGCAATCGAGCCAATAGGAACAAGCTTAGTGGTTGGCACTAAGGGCGATCCTTACCTATACACAGGTATAAGCCCGGCCAACATAGCAGGCCAAAAGCTTGAGATAGCTCAGTCATGCGTATCAAAGAAGTCGATGGTAAATATAGGTCCGGCTGTAATTTATGCTTGCCCTGACGGGTTGATAGCTATTGCGCCTGACGGCGTAAGGATGGCAACTGAGAACATCATAAAACCAATGCAGTGGAGAGCACTCCTAGATCCTTCAACCATCAAAGGTTTCAGGCATGAAGGGAAGTACATCGGAGTGCATAGCACTGGCGCATTTATATTTGATTTAATTGCTGGTGATTTTAGACGGCTAAATGACTCTTGGACTGCTGGATACACCGATCCAAAAGACGATACTTTGTATGTTGTTAATGCTGGCAATGTAATTAAATTCAGGGGTGGCACTGATAAGAAAAAATTAAAGTGGAAGTCAAAGGAGTTTGAGGCTGTTTCGTCAGCTTTTTCTTGCTGCAGAATAGTTGCCAACGACTTATCGTTAGTGTCGTTTAAGCTGTTCGCGGATGGAGTGGAGGTTTTTAATAAGCCAGTTGGTCAAGTGATTCAAACCTTTACTCTTCCATCTGTCAGGGCTGATAAATGGCAGTTTGAAATAGAATCAACCTCTAGGGTAGAAAGCATTAAAATAGCAACGTCAAAACAGGAGCTGAAACCTTGAGTCAATCTACACCGAGAATGACGCGCCCAGCCGGCGCAGGGCTAGATCCAAAGCTTCAGTCAATATATGAAAACCTAGAGATCCTTAATGGCGCCCGCGGTGACGGAATGGATCGCTCAATACTTATGAGGGATCTTGTCGACCTAGGGATAATCACCGCTAAAAAAGGTGCTGGCGGACAGGTTGTCCCATCACTCCCCAATACCGGCGGAGGCTCAACACTACCGGGTGGCGAGGTTATTGAAGCTCCAACAATACCGCTTAACGTTATCGCGACTGGCGGATTTTCTAGCATATTAATTGAATGGGACACGCCTACATATGGCGGACATGCTTACGCTGAGATCTTGAGGGCAAACGTAGATGACTTTAGCCTTGCCGTTAAGATAGCAACCACAGCCGCAAATCTTTACAGCGATGCAGTTGGTGGCGGTCGTGAGTTTTATTACTGGGTCAGGTTTGTAAATAAAAGCGACATAAAGGGCCCTATACAATCAACGTTCGGTGTTCTAGGAAAAACTGAAGCTGATATCGGCGACATCTTAGATAAGCTCAAGGGTGAGATAGACGAGTCATTTTTGACGCCGGATTTCAATGATCGCATCAATGATTATGGCGAAGGGATTTCAGAAAACGATAAAGGCATTATAACTCTCAATGGTGAAGTTATTGATGTGCAATCAAAGACAGAGCTTTTATCTATCAGCGCAGAAATAACAGCAGAAGGATTAGCCGAGGTAGCGGCTGGTCGTGATGATGAGGGTTACGCTAGGCGAGCGATTGTTGCTTCAATACAAAAAGATCAGCAAGTGCTTTTCACCTCTACAGGCGCGATGGCTCAAGAAATATCGGAAGTGTCAGTAAGGGTTGACGATAACAAAGCCTCCATTATTGATACAAAAACATCGGTAATTGCATTAGATCAAAAAACTGGCGAAGCAATCTCAGCAGTAACTCAGCGAATTGAAACTCAGGACTCAACTATAGGAGATATCAGTTCAAGAGTTACAACTAACACAACAACTATCGCCACTGTAAATGCAAAAACAGATGCGAATGGTAATGAAATTTCAAGAGTAGAAACATCAATATCAGCAAGATTAGATGTTATGAGTTCATCGATAGGCTCAAACACATCAAGAATTACCACGCAAGAACAAACCCTTGTTGAAGTTGGAAGTGATGTAAACTCAAATAAACAAAGCATCAGTTCAATATCACAGCGACTCGTCACGCTTGAGAGTACCTCGGGAAGCCTAACGTCAAAGGTGACGCAAAACACGCAGACAATAGCGACGATAAATGCCGACGGCTCTAACGCATATAAAGCGCAATGGGGGGTAAAGGCTAGCATCGGAGACATTCAAGCTGGCATAGGTCTTACAGTTAAGCGTGAAACTGGAAAGCCTGACGTATCACAATGCACAATTATTGCAGGCCAATTCTCTGTTGGTGTTGCCGCTACTGCTGGGTCAACAACAGTGTACCCATTCATTGTTGCCCCGCACCCTGATACCGGAGTGCCTAGCGTATTTATTGACACCGCCTACATTAAGGCCGCAAGGATTCAAGATCTTGTGGCTGGTGAAGTAATAGCAGATAACATTAAGGCAGCGGCCACGCTTACCGCGCCAGATATAAAAGGCGGAAAAATTGCAATAGGCAGTAAATTTTCTGTCGATGAAAATGGCAATATGATTTCTAACGATGCGATTATTGCTAATGCTTATGTTCAAGGAAACTTGAACGCAAGCTCAGGAACTTTTAGAAATGTTCTAATTGATGAAACTTGTGATGTAAGAGGAACCATCTACGCAAACAAAATAGTTGGTGACATTTATAGGGCCATCAGCATTTCAGTACCTAAAAAGAATGACATTTTTAGCCGAACTGTTGTTGCCAATGGTTCTTTTGAGACTCAGAATTATGCGAGAAGATTGCAGTTTCCTTCGCTATCTCTTTATGGGTACGGAGTTGCTACTGCGTATTATTATGTAAATGGAGTAATTGTTGCGAGCCAGAGTTTTACTATCAGCGATAACATTGTTGGGACAGCAACGTCAAATGCATACCCAAGAGCAGGGGTAAATAGCCCGCCATATGTCTACACTATGCCAGCAAATGTAAGTGGCACTTTCGAGATAAGGCTTGAAATAAATAGTCAGATTGGTGGCAATGTTGAGCGCATAAGTGAAGTATATAGTCAGGTAGTTGTATTCGGATTGTTTAAAGTTTAGGTCTATATCATTATTAGAAGTACAGGGAAAATATGTGGTACTTTGAAAAAATAAAAGAGATAGCCTTATCAGTTGGAATGCCATCACTAACTGATAAAATAATCAAAGAGTGCAATAATGGTGATGCATTCCTTTTTGATTATGATGATTGCTTCATTGTGTTAAAAACAAGGGTTATAGATGACTGCCCATGCGTCCACATTGAATGTGCTTACTCAGAAAGGCCTAATGGCTTTGCTATTGGATACAAATTTGTTTCCGCTAGAGCTGAAGAGATCGGAGCGCGTTACATTACGTTTTCAACAGCAAACAAAGCATTGGAGAGAATGGCTAAAAAATGCGGATGGGCCAAGACTAATGTCGATGGCGATCTATCAAGCTGGATAATTGAATTGTGAGGTAACTATGGGCGGCGGTCCTGATGAAGTGAAAGAAACGGCTTATCAAAAAGAACTAGCAAACATAGCAACTGAAAAGTGGAATATGTCAAAGCAGAATTTGCAGCCTCTTGAAGACATGATGATTGCAAAGGTTAGCAAGGGCGTTACCGATGAGCAAAGAGCAAAGACGGGAGCCGCGGCTAACGTAGCGAGCCAAAAGCAATTTGGTCAAGTTGGAGAGCAAACCCTTAAGGAGTTAGCAGCAACTGGCGTAGACCCTACATCTGGAAAATTTCGCGAAGCACAAAGCGACATTTCAAGATCTGGCGGCGAAACAATGTCGGCAAGCCAAACCGAATCAGAGGCAGGTCTGCAGTCAAACCAACTGCTTTCAGAAATGAACTTGCTAAGGGCAGGGGCTGGCGAGGCCACTCAAGCGCAAGCAAGTATGAGTGATGTTGCTAGACGTTCGGCTCAAAAAGCTGAACAGGAAGCAGCGGTAAAGTATCAGGAAAACCAAGGCTTAAGACAGTTAGCAGGAACCTTGGCGGGAGCCGCTGGAACTTATTACGCACCTAAGAAGGGATAATGCCATGGGTATTGCAGATTTAACTCAAGCTCAACTAGCCAGAGAACAATGGGAGCGATATAGGCAGTCATACGCGCCAATACTAGAAGGCATGTCTAAAGATTTGCTTACTGGTGAAAGCCTTAGAAAATCCCTTTCTCTTGTGCCAGAGCAAACATCGCAGGCGTTTGATCTTCAGGCTGCAAACCAGCAGTCAAGAATGGAAAGGATGGGGCTCAGTGGTGAAAGCGAGTCGGCTCAAAGGCAAACAGGAATCTCAAAAGCACTATCACAAGCTGGTGCGGAAAATGAGTTAAGGAATTTTTACACAGACCTTAAGTCTCAGGCGGTATTGGGATCAAGTGGATCGCTGAATAGCCAAATGATGGGGAATAAGTAATGGCATTACTTGACTTAAAAAGCTCTTTGCAGGGTGAGGCTATACAAGGTATAGGCCAATCTGAGCAAATGGAGCAAGACAGAAAAATGCTTAACGAACAGAGAGAGGCGCAGGCCAAATCACAGTCAATGGGCGCGGTAGGAACTGGCGCCGCAATCGGTGCTAGTGTTGGTGGTCCATGGGGTGCTGCAATTGGCGCCGGCGTGGGGTTGATTGCAGACTGGTTACTATGAAAAATTTAAAGTTCAAAGTTAAAATGCCAGTCTTAAGCTCTGTCGTGTATGTATGCGTCGGTGATAAAGATTGGCGGGAGAAGTTCTCGAAGAAGATGGGATTAGGTGACTGTGGACGTACTGGTGCCTGCCATTATAAGGAAGTCCCAGTAGGTTCGGCAGTGTGCATTGTGATGATGGAATACTGTGTAGCTACGTTTGCCCATGAGGCTGTGCATGCATCTGGTTTTATTCAGAGGCACATGCATCGACCGCCAAGTTGGGATGATGATGAGTTGACAGCGTACATTGTTGGGCACCTAGTCGATAGCTATCTGACCAAGGTAAAGTAAAATACAATCTTAACGTGACAATTTTTAAGGCGGATTTATGGCTTCAGGTTTAGGTGGGTTGGCCGAAGGGCTTATAGCTGGCTCTCAAATTGGATTAGCCTTGCGAAAGCAGGATCAATCAGAGCAAGAACAATCAGAGCTATCAAAGCTTCGAGAGCAACAGGCAAAGCTTCAAATGTCGGCCGAGGAACGAGCCCAGTCTCAAGAGAAAAGAGCGCAAGAGTCACATGCAAAAGACTTGAGCTTAGCTGACTTGAGAACAGGCCTTGAGAAATCGCGTGAAGAAAGAGCCGTTAAGGGCGAAGATCGTGCGGCAAGAAGCGAAGATCGCCAGCTTAAACTGGCTGAAAAGCAAGTTGCCCAATTTGATTGGCAGGTATCGCAAGCTAAGCGTGCAGAAAAAGATAAGACCGTTGCGGCAATGGCACCTATCGAATATCAGCGCGTTGCCACTGGAGGGGATTTTTCGCCCGAGTTTATGGACGCTGCCAAAGGCACAAGATTCGATCCTACCTTTATGGCAAAGCAGGAGTACAAAGACTCTGCTAAAAAAGCATATGAGTATACCGACGAACTGGTAAACAAAATGCAATCTGGTGAAGTAACGCTTAATGACGTTAACAATCCAGAATACCTATCGGCGTTAGATACTCTTATGAAGCCTGACATTGAACAGGGTATCGGAGAGAAAGACCCAAAAACAGGCAAGACAGTAGAATCGAAGCGACTTAAATCTATACTGCCATACCAAAATAAAGGCATTGTATTTGAAGTTGAAACTACGTTAAGCGACGGCACTAAGTACACCGCACCAGTTACTGAAGGCCGCAGCATGGATCCTAACGACCCTGTAAGAGTAGTGCCTATTGACAAGTTCATTAATCACATTGAAGGCTATACTCGCATGGCAAGCGCATTTAATCAGCCTGACTTGATGAATGCCGTTAACCAATACACTGGACGACCAGGTTCTGAAATATCAAGTCAAGAGGTAACGCGCCGCCAATACCTGCGAGAAACAGGCGATATTGACAAGTGGGAGCTTGAACAAACAAACAAGATTGATCCCGACGGTTTTATGGATGCCGAAGCAAAGCAAAAAAAAATTGACGACGTTAAGGATCAAGCAAGTAAGCTTAGACAGAAAACAGATCAGCGATATGGCATTCAGGGTCAATCAAGTGTTGGCAAAGGTGATGCCGCGGTCCCAGTACCAGCAGGCAAGGGTGAATCTAGAATTGATGCATCTGCATGGGCTTCTCAAGATGCCAACAAGAAAGCATTCATTCAAGAAGGTGCTGATTACGCAGCAGAGGCCGGGATAGAAAATCCGTTTAATGCTTATTCGCCTGATCAGTTAGAGGTGATGTATAAAGAGTGGTCCAATCAAAGGGACGCCGATAACGTAGCCTCGTCACTCAGGGCAAAATAACAAGCCTTATTAAGCCCCTAAATAGGGGCTTTTTATTTCGATTAATTCTCTAGTCAATGTATCATTGGTAAATCTATATAACAGAGGCGTTTAGTCATGGCCGGGAAAATATTCTGGGAAAATCAGTTTAGCCAAATGCGAGAAGGCAAAGAGCCTGCATTAACCATTGATCAAGAGCAAGAACGAGATAAACCGCAACTGCAATTGCAAGAAGCATCTACGCCAGCGAAGCAAGACTTATCTTCACTAGATAAACAATCCGATTCACCTGGGATCACTGACTATGTAAAAGCTTCTGCTGCCGGCGTCATTGAAAACATTCAATCAAAAGCGGAGATTTTAAGGCTCGACAACTTATTTTTAACTGAGCACCCAACATTGGGTACTTTAGATCTTGTCCCAGAGGTTAGGAAGTTTGTAAGCGAAAAGCAATTAGGAGCAAAGGAATCAATAGCAGATTTTAAAACGTCAATTGAAAAAAGCATGAGCGAATCAGCTCAAGCTAAATTGGAAAAAGAGTTTATAAATGAAAATCTTGAATTTACTGACAATGCAAAACAGTTGTCATCATGGACTATAAAAGCAACAAAAATAATTTCTCAAATGATACCAGATTTAGTGCTTGGTGGTATGACAGGAAAAAGGCTATATGCACCTGTATATGAAACAGCTTACAAAGCTGGGGTAGCAAAAGGTCTTACAGATGCAGGTGCGAAAGTTGCTGCAAATAAAATAGCTAACGCAGCAGTATCAATACCAACTGCCGCATTAGCAACATCAACAGCAACCGGTGGCGCGGGAGTTCAGGCTCGAGAAGCTATTGAATCATTGCCATGGGCAGACCTTCAAAAGTCAGAGGTCTTTGTAAATAACTTTAAAGCCGTCGACGCTGATCCAGCTAATGAATCAATGAGTGATCAGCAAAAACTAAATCTAGCTAGAACACTTACCGCTGAACATGCTTCATCGAAGATTATGCAAGATCCCAAGTTGCTGACTGTTAACGCTTTGGCTTCTTTTATTGGTGACGCCACACTTGGCCGCATGATCGCCGGGAAGATGGGTGGCGGGATTATTAATAAAGCTGTAACTGGCTTTGCGGCAGAGGCCCCGACAGAGGCGGCGCAGAGTGCGGCGGAACAATACGCACAGAATTTAATTCTTATCGATGTTGCTGGGCAAGATATTGACCCGATGAAAGGCGTTGTGCGTGCTGCGGCAGAGGGCTGGTTATTAGGTGGAGCACTAGGAGGCACAGTTGGCGGCACAGTTGGAACCGTTGAAAAAGTATCCGGAAAAGAGCAGGCACCATTAGCGACTGAGCCAGCGCCTACAGTGGCAGAGCGCCGTGCAGCGCTTGAGGAAAAGCTAGCGGCACAGCAAGAACAAGCTCGACAAGAAAAGGTTTTGGCTGGCACTGGCGAAGTACAGGAGGCATTAGCTAAAGGAGAAACTGCACCGACGCCAATAGAGTTAATCGCACAGGCAAAGGAACAGGCCAAGATCCAGAAAGATGAATTTGCAGAAGGCCGCGCCGCGCCGACAGTAGCAGAGCGCCGCGCAAATCTTGAGCGCCGACTTGCACAGCAAAGCGCCGAGTATGCAAAACAACAAACTGAGGCTGGCAAAGGTCCAGTACAAGAACGGCTATCAATGCCAACCTCGCCAACTGTTGACGAGCTTTTAATTAAGGCGCCAACAGAAGCTGGCCCGTCGCCGTTTGAACTTGAATACAGAAAACAGGCTGAACGCGATTATATCGAAAAGGTTAAGGATGCCGCGATCCCTGCTGGGCTAAAAGGCAAGCCAAATGCCATCAAGCTTTTAAACAAAGGCTATCGCAATGCGATTACAGACTTTGGCGGTTTATCAGAACAGTTATCTAAATCGACAGCGCCAGAACCAAAAACGGATACCATGGCCGAAGTTATCGGGAAGATGGGTGGCATAGGCCGAACCACTGCCGAAGCAGAGGGATTTGATCCAGCGATGTTTAAAGGTAGTAAAACATTCTCTACACCTGGGAAGATGACCTTTGATGATGCAGCGGAAAAGCTAAACGAGTTGGGCTACCGAAACCGCCAAGGCGACACGCTAGATAGTAATGATGTCGTTGATATGCTTTACGGCGAAGTAAATAACACTGAAAGCCATTACTCAACACAAGTTGATCCTAAGATGCTAACCGCTGACGCGCAAATGGTTAGGTCATGGGCAAAAGCGCTAGGCGGAGCTGATAAGCTTAACTCAACTATTAAGCGATCATTGGCAGGCGAGCGACTAGGCAAACGACAAGCTGAAGTTATGGAAGATATGCTTGATGCAGTCGCGGCAATGCGAAGCGAAGGAGCAGGACAAGCAAAACAAGTGCTTGATGCGCGACGGGCAGAGCGAGAAGCCAAGCGCATTGAATCGTTCAATACACTAATGGCTGACGCTACAGGCAACAAGTCACATATTGCCGACATTGAAAGCTATAACAAAATGCTTTCTGAAAAGCCTGAGCATTACAGCGAAGAGCAAGTAATCCTTGACGAGCTCGTAGCTACTGCCGGCGACATAGATTTTAATGCCACCTCAGAAGCCATCGATCTTTATGAGAGCGGTAAAACATCACTGCCAAATCTTCTAACCAAACTTTCAGATATTTCAAACAAAAGAGAGCGTACCTATGCAGAAGCAAAGCCAGCTATTCAAGCAGTTAGTAAGCCAACCGCGCAGCCAGTTGAAAGAGTCGCTACAGAGCGGACTACAACGAGCGAAGGAGCGCCAGCAGCAGAAGCAGCAGCAGAGCTAGAAGTAAAAACGGAAAAGCCAGCAGAAGCGGAATCGGAAGCTGAAGCGGTTACAGCTCCAATGCCTGAAGCTGAGGCGAAGTCATCACAAGAATATAGTTTTGATGATATATCTCGAATTAGAGAAGGAATGGGAAGCTTAGCATTGCAAGAGCTTGGCGGAAGTATGGCCGCAAAAAAGGCTCGCGATATTGCAGGAAGAATATGGGCAGGAATGGCAGGGGGGAAAACATATTCAGAGCTGGCAGACAAAGAGCGGTCTGATAATTTCATTGGCATGAAAATGTTTGAGGATGCGGCCAAAAAAGTAAGCTTAGAAATTGATGCAGCAAAAGCCTCAGATAAAAAAACAGCAGAAGAAACAAAGCCTGAAGCTGTTAAGGAATTGCCAGCAGCAGAAGTCGAGCCAATTGAATTTAAAAACAAGTCCCATGCTGATTGGGATAGCTTAAGTAAAAAAGCTATCGAAGGGGATCTTACCCCTAGTGAATATGTTGCTGGCGCGGAACAACTTTCAGCAGACAAAGAACGTTTAATGTCTGAAATATCAAAGGCATACACCAAGCCTAAGCTACTGGAAAAACTTGGGCCAATGGCAGCAGCAAGAGCAAAATCTGAAAAGAAAGATGTTGCTGTAAGTTATTATTATCAACAACTTTTATCACGTTTCCACATTGCTGAAACGCTATCTTATGGCATGGGCAAAAATGCTTATGAAAATGCTGTTATAGAATCGGCTAAAAAAATCACACCAGAATCGATAGAAGCATACAAAGAAGATCTAGCTAAAAAACGTGGTGAATATAAAACCAAGTTTGAAGGCATGGTTAAGTCTGTTAAAAACCCTGAAACACTTGATGAGTTCAAGCAATTTGTAAACCTAAGAGGTGAGGACAAACTTACAACTGAGCAAAAAGTTAGATATGAAGCACTTTTAACTGAGGCGGGATTATCTAAGCGAGTAGAAAGCAAAATGGCTAAGGCCGTAAAAAAAGGGCTAGGCGCTGATGTTGAAGTTGTTGAAACATCGACTGGAACACATGGGAAAACAGGTGAGCCAATAATCAATGTCAAGCTTGGACGATTAGGCGCTGATCAATTTAAGCAAGCAGCAGCACAAGCGCGATCCATGGGCGGAGGTTATTGGCGTGGCAATTTCTATCTTCCTGATCAAAAGTCTGCCGACGAGTTTACATCGTGGATAAAGGGCGGCGACATAGATAGAACTGAGCAATTAACTAAAGGTGAAGAGGTAAAGCAAAAGGTAAAAGTTACCAAGCTTATATCTATGGCTGAAAAGTTAGAGCAGAAAGCTAATGAAGATCTTTCCTCTACTCGCAGAGAAAACACAGCAAGGCAAATGCGAATGGCTGACTCTTCAAGAGCTAAAGCCGATTCTGATGCGTCATTTGCCAAAATGCTAAGGGCCGTAGCTAATGGCATCGAGTCGGGAGAAATAAAATATCTAGCAGAACTAAGCAGCAAAGCGCAGCTAGAAACGCTAGATAAAAAAATGAATGGTTTGAGATATAACGTTCCTCAGTCAAAAATTGACGAGTTAATGGATCGTGATAGAAATTCAAACCTTTCATGGAAAAGCAGCGTAAGCATTGAGGACCGAGTACAGTTTTCACGATTCCCTATGATTGATAGCCATTATTCAGCAATAGAAAGATGGTCAAGCGAAATGGATAATATGAGCGGATATAAGCAGGCCGCAGCATCGCTGAAAAAAACAATAGCGGGACTTGGGCAGCGAGACTATGCAACATTAGATCCTTCTAAGCCATACTTTAATAAGCTGTTAGATTTCCTCAAAGACCAGCCTAACTATTACAACGGCACAGAGCTTGCCGCTGAATACTCGCGCCTAACAAGAATGGGTATCGACACGCCAGCAGCGTTAAGAACCGCGCTGATCGAGTTAAATAGCATTAAGTCATCTATCGATGCACCAAAGCAAAAAACCACTGTTGAAGTAATGGAGAGAGAGCTTAAGCGAAAAATGCGCTTGAACAGAAATGCTTTCAATGACTTTTTCCCCACTCCAAAGACAATATCTGACGACGTTGTATCGTTGGCCGGAATTGGTGAAGGCATGAAGGTTTTAGAACCGTCGGCTGGAAACGGCGAGCTTGCCGATGCTATGAATAAGTTCGGCGCTGACATTGATGTTGTTGAAATGGCAGGCGACCTAAGGGCTATCCTTCAGGAGAAGGGATACAACCTGGTCGGTGATGATTTTATGGAGTTTAAATCTGGCCCTGTTTATGACCGAATAGTAATGAACCCGCCTTTCTCTAATGACCAGGATATCGATCACGTATACCACGCTTACGACATGCTAAAGGCTGGCGGTAAGTTAGTTGCCATTGTTAGCAGCATGGCCGGTGACCGTTCAAATAATAAAAATAAAGCGTTTAAAGAATGGGTTTCATCACTGGATGGGCAAGAAGAGTTATTACCTGAAAATGCATTCTTGGAGTCACTTAACCCAACTGCGGTAAGGACCAAGACCATATTAGTTGAAAAGCCTGAAGAGGTTAGCGATTCAGTATCTAAAGAGCCATCAAGTGAAATAATTAAATTTAGCAGTGACTCAATAGTTGCCGGCACGCCAAAAGGGATGCCAGCAAAGCAAGTTGATGTTATCGCAAAATCATTCATCAAAGAGTACAAAGGCGCTGCTGGTATCAAGGCAATGGTCTTTCAGACACAGAAAGAAGCAATGGATTACGCTGGCATCCAAGATGATGAGAGCGTGTTAAGACATGCTTTTTACAATCCTCGCACTAACGAAGTGGTATTGATATCAAATAACATCGATAGCGCAGCAGATGCGCGCAAGATACTTCGACATGAAGTGTTAGCTCACCACGGGCTTATGCGGGTGGTCGGCCAAGACGAATGGCGTAACGTTGTCAACCTAGTGTCTGCCAGCCGTAACGCTAAAAGCCTTGAGTCAATTTGGTCTGATATCGATGAAAGATATGAAGGATTTGATGAGAATGCAAAGGCCGAGGAAGTGATCGCCAGTATCGCAGAGTTGGAACCTAGCAAGCTTGGAGAGTGGGGCAATAGAATTATTGCCGCAATTACTCGGGCCCTAAGAAAAGTTGGATTTGTTGGCGACAAAATAACGGCAACCGAGATTAAGGATATGATCCGCATCATCGGGGAAAGGATAAAAACTGTCAGCGCCGGCCGCTCTGAAATAAAGAACGATATAAAGTTCAGTAATCAGTTAACCGCAAAAGATGGCTTTAGCATTCCAGACGAAACTAGGAAGGATGCTTTCCTCAGGTCTATACAGGATAAATACCGTCGCCTTAAAGTCACGCAGAAGGCCGTTAAAGAGCAGGGCGGTATGATTGATGAAAGCAAAGACGTTTATCTTGCAGAGGAATTATTCCACGGCAAGGTCGGAGAAGATTTACGAGTAATGGAAGATCAATACATCAAGCCGCTTGTCGAGTACATGGGCAAAGAAAACGTTTCACGCGAAGAGCTTGATCTGTACTTGATTGCCCGCCACGCGCCAGAGCGTAACGCTCAAATTGCCAAAATAAACCCTGATATACAGGATGGTGGTTCTGGCATGACGGATGCCGAGGCTGCAAAGATCATGGATAACTTCACCAAAGAAGGCACCATGACAAAAGTTAAGGCGGCGGCTGCGTTTGTTGATGGCATTATCAACTCAACAAAGCAAAGGTTAATTGACTCAGGTTTAGAGTCACAAGATATTGTTGATTCGTGGGACTCTGCATATAAGCATTACGTTCCGCTTAAAGGTTTTGCTGTCAATGAGTCTGACACGGAAGGAAACAGAGTTAAGGCCACAGGGAAAGGCTTCAGCGTACATGGCAGGGAAACAATGCGAGCAATGGGCAGACGCACAGTGTCAGAGTCGCCGCTTGCTTATGTCATTTCTGATGCTACTCAGTCGGCTATCCGCGCAAGAAAAAACGAAGTAGCTCAGACAATGCTTAGGCTTGTTGATGCGAACCCAGACCCGGAGCTTTGGCAGGTGTTCAGCAGTGAAAATCCTGATACAACCCGCAAGATAACAAAGCGCAAAGATCCCGCTACTGGCAAGACAGTTGAAACAGTGATCGAAACTGTAATGCCAATGCACGCGATGAAGGATAAGTACCTTGGCGCAAAAATGGGCGGAGAGCAGTATTACATTAAGTTGCACGATCCTCGATTGATGGAGGCTATGGCAAACCTTGGCGTTGAACAGGCTAACATTCTAACTAAGACTATTGGCCGAGTTACCCGCGTACTATCGGCGCTAATCACCAGCTATGACCCTCAGTTTGCTTTATCTAACTTTGCCCGAGATGTGCAAACCGCAGTTTATAACGTGCTGGCAGAGTCAAAGATAGAAGGGGGTAAGGCGTTAGGAACTAAGGATCTTGCCAAAGAAATGGTTAAGGATATCCCTAGCTCAATGAAAGCGCTAAAGCGCGGGTTTAGGGATAACGATTTCACTGGAGAGTGGGGAGCATACCTAAAAGAATATTTGGACGCAGGAGCCAAAACAGGCTGGTTCGTGCAAAAGGATATTGACGAAATTAAGGATGATATTACTCGCTCAATAAGCACTACTGGCGAAGGCGCTAAGAACAAGCTGATCCGCAGCAAAGACAAGATGCTTAAGTTCATCGACGACTATAACGACGTTATCGAAAATTCTTCTAGGCTATCTGTTTACACAAATGCCCGTCGTCTGGGACTTACTGAAAAGGCCGCTGCATCACTCGCTAAAAACCTGACAGTAAACTTTAACCGTCGCGGAGAAATGACCAATAGCATTAACGCGCTTTACATGTTCTTCAATGCCAGCGTGCAGGGTACGGCCAACATGTTACGTGCGGTAATGACTCCGGCCGACAAGACTAAAAAGATTTGGGATCCTGAGTTCTATAACCTAACCCAGAAAATTGCTATGGCCCTGCCAATAGCCACAATATTAATGGCGCAGGCAAACAGGGAGTGGGGCGGCGATGATGACGATGGAAAACCATTTTACGATAAGGTCCCTGATTATGTGAAGGAGACAAACTTTGTATTAATGATCCCAGGCAGTGAAGGCGACTTCATAAAAATACCAATGCCTTATGGGTACAACTTCTTTGCATCGATAGGCAATGCCATCGACAGAAGCATGAACACCGAATCAACCGCCATCGAATCAGCATTCGATACTGTTGCCGCATTTGCTGGTGCGTTTTCGCCATTGGGCGCGGTTAGTTCTGAACAGATGACCTCGCAAGTTGTAAAGACGGCAGCGCCAGCAGTGTTAAAGCCGTTTGTAGAAATGGCACTTAATGAAAACTTTACTGGCTCGCCTATCTACAAAGAGCAAAATCCTTTCGGTCTTAAAACGCCTGATGCTTACAACTCACAGCGTAAAACATGGGAGTGGGCTAAAGGATTAAGCGAGTACCTAAACGACTTAACCGGCGGAAACCAATTTAAATCAGGCGTTGTCGATATTGCGCCTGAGTCATGGCAACACCTAATTAAGTTTGCCGGCGGCGGGCTGGGCTCTTTGTTTGGAAGGTCGCAAGATTTGGCTGTCAAAACAGTTAAAGGTGAAAGCGTTGAGTCTGGCGAGATCCCATTCTGGCGCAAGTACATGGGCTCAATCTCTGAGTCTGTCGATATATCAGAAATGTATAAACGCTTCGATGAAATAAAGACAGTAGAGAAGCAAGCTACCATGTTGCCCGGTGAAGAGCGGATAAAGTTTATAACCGAGAACAGGCCAAAGGTTAAGCTGATATCCATGACAAAGGGTATTCAGAAAGAGCTTACTAGGCTGAATAAGCAAAAGGCGGCGATTGATGCGAGCAAGCTCAGTGATGAGCAAAAGCAAACCCGCATAGATGCAATTGAGGAAAGAAAGCGTTTAATGGCTGCTAGATTCAATAAGGCATACAACGAAGCGGTAAGCGTGAAGTAAGAAATGATAAAGGGGCGAAAGCCCCTTTATTTATAGAATGCTGTCTTTGCTGATTTTCTTGCACATCCCTAGTGCCGATGAAGCCACGGCACCGCACCAAAAGCAACCAACCCCGACAGCAAAGCCTAGTTCGTTACCTGATAGATACCAAACTGCAAGTCCAAAAATTACTGATATAGCTGAAAATAATCTCATCATTCATTGCCTTTTTCTTTATTCCATTCACCACCAAGGAATGCCAAAGCCTTATCTTTCCAGTGATGACTAATAAATCCATGCCCGTCAGGTCTTCCAGAGTAAACCATCCAAGACCATTCGCTAGAACCAGTCGAGCTCCACTCAATAGGATCTAACCCTTTAGCTTTCCACACCTTACTCAAAAGATTTTCTCTTGGCCTTCCACTAGATTTCTTCACATGGCTAACCATAATTATGTCGCCATTATTTATTCCAGCAGCTAAAAGCTGTGAGTCAGTACCATGAACCTCAGCAAAAAATAGTTCACCTTCTTTTATGTGTGCAGCATTTGCGTCAAACATTAATCACCCCCTCGGTAAATTATCACTGTTTACAAATCCAAGAGTTAGCTGGGCTTTTTTTACCTCGGCCAAAAAGGCATCTTCGTTTTGCTTCTTGACCAGCTTGTACTTGTTGAGCTCCTTACCGCAAAAACTAGCTACGTCTTTGTCAGACTCTATCTTAGCGGTTAGCTCATTAAGTGCGGCCATTGATGATGGGGCGGCTAATGCGTTGAACAAAGAATCAAAAGTTTGAATAACCTTTACTTCAAAATCTGCGTTAACCCACATCGCGTACTTATAAACCAACTCTTTGCAAACCCAAGTGCCTCCGTTATAGCGACCTTGTTTTTTTACAACTGGTTCAAATGCCCTATTCTGGGCAATTAAAACGTCGCACACATTTTTAAAAGACTCTGACCTCATAAACTTGTTAGGCAAATCCTTAGTCATACCGCCAGCAGCCTTGTGCAAGTCATTGAGGCTAAACCTTCCTTGTGAGTCGGTGGTTATTTCTGTTGAATTTATCACCAATGGCTTCATGGATTCCCTTTAATTTACCTGTATTATTTAGCTAACAATACATTAAATAGTCAAAATGTAAACGTTTATATTTTAGTTGTTTTAAGTTGAGCTAGGTGCATAAAAATTTAAATGCGTGCTACATTTTTAAAAGAAGGCTTTCCTACCTTTAAGCCAAACACAAATAACAGCAGCGTGATATCGGCGCACTTAAAAAACTATAAAATTGCAATTATTAGGGTATATAAAATGCACTAATATCTAACATATAGTAATGACTTCAGTAACTAATACAGGTGTCCTATCGTGACAAATAAAACCGAGCAGCTTAACGGCAAAGAGTATCAGTCTGTTAATGCGTTATTCGCAATACCAATAGGTCAAGCGTTTAATGTGCAGAACATTGGCCCGTCAAAGGTAAAGTTTCATATCGGTGATGCAAAGCCTGAAGTGTCAACGCTTAACTTTAGGGTACTCCCTGCATTGCCTGAGGTTTTGCTCCAAGTTCCATCTGGCGAGAAAGAGGTTTTCTTGCTTGGAAACAGCCAAATAAATGCTGAGGTTGACTAATATGGGTGCGAAATTTGGTAAAGGTAATATTTCTAAAAAAGACCAAGATACTTTAAAGCATTTAAAGTACAACTCTGAAACTAATCAAATTGAATCTGACAGGGAAATACAGACCACGCTTAATAGCTTCTTCCTAGGCGATCAACACAAGATGAGTTCTGGTGCTGAGAACATCTTCTTTACTAACCTTAACAGTAATATTAACTTTTTCCCTGCTTGGTCAGGGCTTAAAGACCATCGCATTCCATCTAACCGTGGAGCTGGTGGAGTTATTACTCCTAGCATTAGAAAGTACGCTGATATGCAAACATTGGAGCCGTATGGGGCTGCGGCTGCTTCTGGCTCGGTTGCATACAATAAGGCTGCCGCGCTACTAGGTAATCATTCCGTATTAGGGCAAACCTTTATAGTAATGGAGGCGGTAGCTGCCAATGATTGGCTTGAATACCAAGCGTGGTACGGCACAGATGAAACAGGTATTCAAGCTTATGAGCAAAAGTTTACAGGGCAAGCTTACGAATCTGGTGATACGGTTGACTGGTGGTTCACTCACCCTATAGAGGGGTTAGCAGGAACCCCGATTGTTACTTGTATTAAGTTACGTAAAGGTAATGAAGACGGGGTAGCCAATTACTTACAAGTGCGCCCTAGCGCAGCTAATGCAGCTACTCATTATTCTGCTGTAAGGTTACGAGTTTTTGAGGATGCACCCATTGAGGCAGTGGTATCCCCTAATAAGGTTTTACTGTCAAATTCTCAAGGACTGACCACCGCCAGTAATGTAACTAATACAGAGCTATCAACATTGTCGGGGGCAACCACTCCAGAAACAACCTCTGTTGAAGACGATGATGGTGTTTTAGTAAATAACAGCGGCACTTTAATGCAGGTGACCTTATCAAGCATACTTGCATATATTAAGCGTAAGGTTGGAGGAAGCACGACTAGTACGACCGCTGTCATGGAATATGCAAGCGTTGAAACTGGAGGGAATGGTTATTGGAATAATAAAAGCATTACGTTAGGAGGGATGTTATTTACATGGAGTCAACCTGCTTCTGGGGGTGGGAACCTAACGATGACTAAATCTCCTGCCACAAATTTATCGCAAACTAGTGGCGGGCAAACTGTGAGTAAGTTTACAGGGAGCACTTTAACAGGAATGAACTCAGTTAACGAAAATATGTGGCAGTCTACTGGGACGTTAAGCATAGCGCCTTCTGTATCAATGACATCTTCTAGTTATCAAACAATAGAGTATGACCTATTTACAAGAAGCGCGCCCGCCAATAAGACAGCACATTGGAATATTAAAGTATTTGCTACGGGGTCTGGCACTTTATTTATGGCAGGCAGCTATATGGGACCACAACCTTAGCGGAGGGGTAACACAGCAAGACCATATGGTTCCTTATTTAGCTGTAAATAAGTTTGTGTACCTAGGGTATTAATAAATGATGGCACCGCAATCGCGGTGTCTTTTTAGGCTTGTTGCATTATGAATAGTGTGTAAACAGACATTCCAATAAGGGCCAATGCGCTAACAGCATACTGAACATTATTAATCCCTTTGCATGCACACCTTGAACCAACACCTGCACACATTATGGCAGAAGCCACGGCCAGCAACGGCGAGATTATCATTGTAATCAGTGTCATCATCCCAAAGCATAACGCTATAAATTTAGCACTGTTCATATCCATTTGCCTGTTTTCTCATAGTTTTCCAAATGTCCGTACCTTCACTGTTGCACCAAGAGCATTGGTTTACTATGGCCTAAAAATTAAAATCATTCATAAGTTATACTGCATAATACCACCAATTTAATTATTTTTTAAATATGCTGATTTAATCACCTATTTTTTAATTATAGGGCATTAATAAGGTATTGAGTTGGGGGTATTGTATTATTGTCAAAAACAAACCAAGGAAAGATCATGTCAGGGCGTCCACCATTAAAAGCATCAATAGCAAGATCCGCCGACCACAAGGTTTTCATAACCGAGGCAGAAAAGGCGATAACAAAAATAGTTCCTGAGGTAACAGGCAAGAGTGCGAGTGATTTTATCCGTGATGGCTTCATTGATAAGTTGAGGATTTTCTTAAAAGAAAACCCTGAGCTAATACCACTAATCGAAGAAAGACTTAATGATAGCGGGTACAAGCTTCCTTCTTATCTGAAATAGAGGTCGTTATGAATAAGCAAATGGTTATCATACTTTCTACAATTGGCCAGCAAGTCGGGCTCAATGCGGAACAGGTTAAATCAATGGCCGCTAGCGGCGATCTTGATGATAGGTATCAGCTATGCAAAGGCTGTAGAATGGTTTCCTGTGATAGATGCCAAATAGCCTACAGCAAAGAAAAAAACAAGGCGCCTATGTAGCGCCTTGTTTGAAGCAAGGATATGGCTAGTCGTCCATGTCCTTGTGATCTGTCTCGATCTCGATCATCTTCATCCCATGAGTTTGAAACTCACTAACCCAATAACGAAGGGCCATAGCTTCAGTGTCATTTTCAGGACTGATAACAATCGTGCCATCTTTCTTAAACCGAAGCTCCATGATCATGCACTCACGTTAGTGGGGTTAGCCGCTTGTGAGCCGTTAACACCTGATGAGCCGACAACAACACTAGAGTTCGTTGCTCTAGCCATTTGGCTAACTCCACCACATAGCGCGTTTAACTGCCATTGTAGAGCCTGCATTTGTTGTTGTTGCTGTGATTGCTGCTGGTTCATGCCAACAGTGATCGTATTGGTGTTTACGATTTCACGGTTAATTCCGCGCTGTTCTGACTCGCGAAGTTGAGCAACAGTTAATTGTTGCTCTAAATCGTTAATCCGGTTAGAGGTAATTAGTTGTCGAGTACGTTCACCATCGGCAAACACTGCTTGTTGAATTGCTGTACTTTGTCGATCAACGTTTGTGTCAACAGCACCAATGTCGCGACTTAACGCCGCAACTCCTTGTGTCGTTGCCAGTATTTGCGCAGTTTGACCTTGCGACAAATATTGGGTGTTGTTTGTATTCTGCTGAGTAATGCTCGCCATAGCTTGAGCCAAGGCAAGTTGTACTTGCGCCTCGTTATATGGGATTGCTGCCTTAATATCGCCTAGCGTTTGTTGGTTGATAGTTTCATTGGTGACGCAACCTGCGCCTTCACCATTTTGATTGCCAAAAAGACCGCCTCGGCCAAGAAGCAAACCAAGCACTAACCCCATGCCAGTTCCGCCAAGTCCATTGCTGCCATCCCCGCCCATGCCACGGAATACATCGCCTTCAGTAAATGTTGCCATGATAGATCCTCTTTCTTTGTTAGTAACAATTTGGATCTACAATATCGATCTAACTAGACGCCGATTAAATAGCCTCAAAATTGATTAGTAATGAATTATTAATCTTTACAATGCCCTTATAAACCCCTATTATCAGCTTGTCTTTTGTTGTTCACTTCTCTGTTGTTTTTGCTTCTTAGCCACCTCCTCCAATTGGTGGCTTTTTTTATGCCATTTTTAAGGGTATTATTAAGCGCATGTAAATGTTGACAACCTCAATTCAGAAGGTTAACCACTAGGCGCTAACATGGACTTAAAGCATGATGATTTACTCAAAACCCTGGCGGTTGTTTTTACCTTCTCGCTTGCTGTCGTCGCAAGAAACCTACTAAACCAAGAAAAGATCAAGATGCGGGCGTTTGTAGGCGAAATGATACTAGCTGTAATTTTTGGCCTTATGCTTGTTTTCCTTGGTGTTATACGCGCCGCCTCGTTCCCTGAAACCATGATCCTGTCTTGCGCATGTGGCCTAGGAATTAACAGATCAGTACAGTGGGTGGTTATGCCAATCATTCAGAGATTTATTCCAAGGGGGCCGAAGTGAAAGCAATAAATAAGGCGGTAGCATATGTTTGATACAGCATTCAATCGGGTTATCGGCCATGAAGGCGGTTTCCAGAAAATGCATCATGATCGCGGTAACTGGACTAGCGGAAAGGTTGGGGAAGGCGAGCTTAAGGGTACTAAGTTTGGCCTAGCTGCTATGACATATCCAAACCTAGATATTGAAAACCTAACAGTGGAACAAGCCAAGGAAATCTACTTTAAAGATTGGTGGATCCCTCTGAAAATGGAACGATTCCGACCTGCAATGCAATATCAGTTTTTTGACGCATCAATTAACCATGGGGCTCGCAATGCAACCAAAATGCTGCAGCGAGCGGTCGGCACAAAAGACGACGGGGTTATTGGCGACAAAACTATTGCGGCGAAGGATGCAAAGGACATTAACGACATGCTAATGCTGTTCATCGCTGAGCGCATTTCGTTTTTTGTGAAGTGTGCCACGTTCGACAAAGACGGCAAAGGCTGGATGAATCGCATGGCGGCAAACCTTAAAATAGCTAGTCAAGATAATTAGGGTGGATTTATGGAACAGGTTTTAATTTATTTTCAAGATGGCTTTATGTGGCTTGGCGTCATTGTAGTTGCTGCTACCTCTATCGTGGCCGCGCTTGAAAAGGTTGCACAAGTAACTCCTACAACTAAGGATGATGAGTACGTAAGCAAGGCAAAAGTATTCTTGGGCTACGTTTCTTCATTCCTTGATAAAGTTTCAGTCTGGACGACTAAGAAATAATGGGAACGTTAATAGGCATTACCTTGGTGATCGCAGCATTAATTGCTGCCGTCATTTTTGGTCGTAAGTCTGGCGCCGATTCAGTTGGGCGAAAAAAACAAGCAGAGGTGATCGATGCAGTTAAGCAAGCAAAGGATGTTAGCGAGGTTGTCACCAATCTTGATGCTAATGATCGTCGGGACCGGCTGCGCAGGCTCAGTAAGTGATTATTGCCTGATAGCAAAGCAGATCACACCAACTAAAGCCGATGTTGAAGTGATTAGCGATGAGTTGGTGATACAGATACTCGAGCACGATGAAACTTACAAAAAACTGTGTAATAAAAAAGCCCTCGATTGAGGGCTTTCTTTTATTTTAAAAAAGCTGACATTAATGCTCCATCATCATAGAACTTGCAGTCATACCTTTCATCGTTTCTGTAACCTTCTGCAATTACCAACTTCATTAATTTATATGTTTCTAATGCTTTATGTCCTTTTGACCAATCTATTCCAACCTCATCATCCATGCATTCTTTTATTTCATCCCACCTTTCAGAGATAGACTTCCATGGACCACCATATTCTGCCATTTCCAATATTCTTCCATTCCAATCAGGAATTTCTCGCAGAAGCAAAAAACATCTTCCAATGTCAGATGGATCTGAAGGATAGTCAGCTCTTGGTTGTTTCCCAAAAAGCATATGGTTGCAAATTGCTTTACTACTAGATCCTGTCTCACCATTTAAAAGCCATCTTGCAGCATCAGCGTATATATTTTTAATCATTGATTGCACTCCTGATAATCAAAACTTTGTTTGGTCCTTTCATGATAAGCATCTATCGAAATAGTGCTATCACGGCCGTAAGTCGTTCCATCTTGAAACACTGCGCACATGCTAACTTGCTTTTCTGACTGTTGTATTGGCAGTTTACCGTTGAACATGGCGGCAATGTATCCGCCGAATATTGCGTATAGACATAGCGCTGTTACTATGCCTAAGGCTGTTTCTTTTAGAACTGCTAGCACTTGCGATAACCTGCATCGTAAAGTCTTTCGAATGCACCTTTAGAACCTTGTACTTTTGCATCCTCAAACATTTCATCAATAGCCTTTTCTCTGTCGGTGCGAGTGTCGGCTGGCTTGAATTCGCAAGAGTCGATATCTACAATCAAGTCTATTTTGCTCTCAATTCTTCGCAACACCATTGAGCCGCAGTTTGTAATATACATAACTACATATTTCTTAAACTTTTTCGAGCTATCTACCATAGCAAGGCATTCGCTACCAACAGGCGGCAACTCGCCATTGTCGGCCATGGCTTGTGTGAAGATTTGACGCTGAACATTAACAGCTAGCGCCTTATGGATTGCTAATTGGTCTTTATGCTCTTTAACTATGCCATCTATTAGTGGTTGATATTGGGATGGTGACCATTTTGTTAGCAGCGGATCAGCCCAATTAAGTGAGCCTGCCTCGTAAGCGTTAGCGCCTTTATTCCAATGCTTATTGTATTCAATCTCAACCATAATTCCATTTGGAACAGGTTGAACGCCTTTATTTTTTCTTGGAGAAAAAAATTCCACGCAAGAAGTATCGGCTAAGCCATCATTCAAATATTTTTCAATGTACCAATTTTCTTGAATTTGGCATGTATTGCAATCAAGCTTGTCGCCAATAATCAAGTCTACACCTAGTTCGCGCCATTGTTTTACTGTGTACATAAGGTTAACCTCTTATTTATTTATTCGGTCTATCTTCATCTGTTTTTATTCCTTCTCGAGTTAATCGAGCATAGTAAGCTCGTATCTCTCGAAGCTGTTCACAGGTGTACTTCTTTGGTTCGTGCGGGCCTTCTAGCCACTCCACCAGCTCAATACCAATTTTATCTATTAGCCTAGGGCGGTAGCCTGCGATATTACCTGACAAGTGGTTATTGCAAACTGAACAGCTAGTATGGACGTTAAGCGAGTTAAACCTTAATTCAGCACAGGCACCAACCGACCTAAAGTGTGATGCGTGCCGCTGGTGCGTTCCGCTATCAGGCTTGTCGCAACTAATACAAGGTTTGCCGCTATCTCGAAATCTAATCCAAGCGTTAAAAGCTGATTGGGTTAGTTTAAGCTGGTGTCTACGGTCATTAGCGTAAAACTCTTTTTTTTTCTTTGATGCCTCACGTTTTTTTGCCAGCTCTTGTTTTCCAATCTCAACGATCTTCTTATCCAATAAATGCTGTGAAGTTAATGCAAATGTTTCAGCCGCATCCTTGGCGACTTTCTTAGCACGCTTTAAATTTGTAAGCTCAATGGCGCACTTAATACTGCAAGTCTCTTGCATCTGTCGCTCAGGCGGAAACTTAAGTCCGCAACTAGGGGCCTTACATTTCTTTGGGCGTGGTAGCTTTGGCTTGGATATCATCGCACGCTCTCGCCAAAGCCATTGGTAAGGTCAACATACTTGAACTTTTTTGAGTCGAACATAAGCTGTGCTGCCAAAGATATAGCGGATTCAGAAAGCCCTGTTCGACCATCAAAAGTGGCTACTGCAGCATCAATAAACAACTCGCGCTCAGATTTTGGCTTGGCTCTGTATATCGTGTTCAGACTCCAAACTGACCAAGAATCAGTATCATAAAAAACATCTTCTTCAACACCTCGCTGGCTATTCTGCATTACTCCGCCATTGCAATGGTGATTAAACAGCATTCCACGACGTTCATCATTTAATTCGGAAAGTGAAAATGTATTGTTATAAATCGTCCACTGCTCTACCTTGGCTGGAATGTTGCAGCCACCATTTAGCGCTGCTGCTGATAGGATGTAGCGATCGCAATCTTCAGAAGATTTTTTATTCACCAGATCAAAATCTTCAGCCTCAACTGTGTAAACGTAACCAACTACCTCGAGATATTTATCACCTTCAACCAGTTTAAAGCCAGCATCTAAAAACTCCTTCAGCGCTGAGCAATGATCGGAAGGATTGCATTTATTCCAACCTTCCTTTACCCCAGACAACGCTACGAGTGATACACGTTCAATTCCTGCAAAGTCCCCACCTATTGAACAAAAAATCTCACTATATGGATTGGCTATCTTTACTTCTGCGTAACTGTTGTGTGTAGTCATTATTTTGCTTCCTTTTTTAATTGATGTACTGCCCATAACCCTGCAATCCACTCTATGCCTTTCGGCGTGAATCTTGCCGCGTTGTAAGCATGATCGTTTGCTGTTCCTGTCGATACTTCAAAACGGCCTGCATCGATGTGATATTGATATGGAGCCCATTCACCTCCAAGTCGATACAGGATTTTATTTACTGATAGGTAGGCTCGAAACTCGTTTTCTTTGGCCTTGAGTAATTTTGCTACCTGTCGAAAACCTTTATTCCCTTTTGACTCCACGTAGCGATCGACAAACTCAACCTTTGGCGCGGCCAGTGCAATAGCCGCTTGTTGATCTTCTATTACTTTAGCTTGGTCTGCTGCGAGTTGAAGCGCTTGGGCGAATGACTGAGGAAGCTTTGGCGCTTGCTGTGATTCTAGCTCTTGCCAGCGATCAACTATCTCCGCGGTGAACTCAGGAGATAGTCTGGCGACCACGACCAAACTGTCTCGTTTATTTAATTCGTAGAATCGATACCAGTTACCGCGATGCTCGTAGCTTAACGGCTCAATTTGAGCGGTTAAAATTGAATCAGAAATTAGCGACTCAATAGTTCTGGTAACGTTTTTATGTTCTTTTTTTGTTAAGTCTGCAATCTCACGACTGCTCATTGTTAGCTGTGTTGCTGTGATAAGTTGGTTCATAATGACAATATCCTTTTCTTTGCTATCTCGAAGTACTGGCCATCCTTTTCAATACCAATGAAATTGCGCCCTGTATTAACACACGCCACGCCAGTAGTGCCGCTACCCATGGTGAAGTCTAGAACCTTTTCACCAGCATTAGTGTACGTCTTGATTAAATATTCCATCAGTGCAACAGGCTTCTGTGTTGGGTGTAGTTTAATTTTTTGCTTGTCACTGACAAATACTTGAATGCTTCGCGGGTATCTTGTTGTTTTACCTCCACCACTTACTGATCTAGTTTTGCCGTAACATTCACCATCGGAATTGTGTCTTTTTGTGTAGCTATTTGTTGGTTTATGGCCTTCCGTTATTTGAGGGTTATATGTTGGTTTATTTTTATAGAAAACCATAATATTTTCATGCGCCTTCATGGGCATTTTCTTTGCATTCAAGTGCCCAGTAGCAGCAGTCTTTTCCCAAATCCATTCATATCTGAGCATTTCAAGGTTTGAGGCTCCAAGCAATTTATCGAACGGAGTTTGTCCCATTAAAACTATTGCACCATTATGCTTAATAATTCGATTCAACTGCTCCCACATTCCAGCATTTTTATTTTTTTCAAAATAGGCAAACGAATACCCATTTAACAAAGCCTCCTCTAGATAGATAACTTTGCCGCTTTCAGCCAAATGCCAAGTCAAGGGAATAATCGAATCCCATTTACAGGCTGTTGTACCATACGGTGGATCAGTTAAAACCATATCCACCGAACCGCTAGGAATTTCTTTCATGCGATCAAGGCAATCGCCTTGCATTAACCACAAATTATCAGTCTTAAAATCCATACAAACCCCTTAAATGAGAAAACCCCCTTCTAGTTGATGCGGCCTGACACTTAGGCACCTAGAAAGGGGTTTAAAATCGCGTGTCATGTTTTCGTGCTTTTGGCATATAGTCTTTTTCGGCATCACTCTTAAAAGACAAAATAAGCTTAATTCAACAGCCGCATCAATGCAATATCAATGCTTAACTTCATTTCTAATTTTTATAGGAAAGATTAAGCCCATGGTCATTCCAAAACTGCTGAATGCTGTCACGGTAATCGTTATGTTCCTTAGTCGTGAAGTTTCTTGATATCTCCATTGCTGAAACTATCTTTAACTGCTGAGAATCATCAAGTCGAGTGAAGTGGCAGCGCTCTAGCATTCATGCCAGCACTTGCCCGTTTTCACCGCTGAGCGCAATTGGTAAGCCATGGTCACGCTTACATCTAGCCTCAACCGTCTTGATGTTCTCGCCCGTGTATTCGCTTATCTGCTTAACCCATACCCAATAAACAGCGTTAGCGGGTAAGCTTCTGGCTTGCCATTCTTTCACAGTGATTAAATACCGCTTGTTCGGCCGAATAAACTGCTTTATCGCACCGAACACTTCGCGGATATTTGCTATGCTTATTTCAAACTGCTGCAAGTTGAGCCTCCTTTCTTCTATGCCAATCAGCTCTGGCTTTCATTAAAACATAATCCCTATTTTTGTTTAGGTATTCACGTTGGCGTTCTTTGTGCTTTTCTGGATCTGCAGCTATACGATCTAGGTTCTTTTTTCGCTGGCATGTAACGCATTTAAACCCGTTGATAACGTATCGCTCAAATCCTCCACGGCCACCTTTGCATGGTTTATCGCAAATGAATGTTTTGGCAAATGGATCAATCCTTAGCGCTTCTGCTGCCTGGTCTTTAATTTTCATGGTCAATCCTCAACCTGTATTTGATTGTGTACTGCCTGCGCTGCCTGCCGCCGGTGCCAACGGTTTTATCTTTGATGTTTCGCTCAACGCTTGGATAGGTTTTACTTTTCATCATTGAATTTACAGTGGTGGTTACATCGGTTCTGTTCAGCTTTATCGCCATTGATATCTCATCGACGTTAACCCATTTGTCGGCCGCGCCCACCAGTATGTTGAATATCTTCTCTTTGGTGTTCATGGCTTCATTCCGATTTCAATTGAGTTGGGTGCTTCATTACCGAAAACATCCCAACCTTCATGCGCTTCACGGGCGAACATTTCTAACCGAGGAACATCACCGCAAAGCTCTACGGCCAACTGGCGAAATTTATCAGGCTTCTGGCTGTGTTTCCCCACAACACAAGAATGCACAGCGCGGACAGAGTGTGATGCTGGTTTAGGCTTTCCTTTGGTGGCAATGATCGCCGACTCGCTACCTGCCCGCGTCCAGAAGCCCATGCCAAAAAATTTAAGCAATTTCACGGTTAACTTATCCCAAACAAAGCCGTTCATGTTTTTAAGCGTGAACCCCCAAGAGTTAACTAGGTCGATGGCATCTTGTGGCATAGCGCCTACCCACCACATAATCAACACGCAATTGTCAGCGCACAAACTTTCAACGTCGAGGCGCTTCAAGTCTGACGTGCTAGTTACTATGTACTGATTTGCTGCACCAGAAGCCATTGAGCCGCCAGTTTTTTTATTTGAAAACTTCCATGGAGGATCACAGTAAATTAGTTCGTATTTTTTATCTGTCACGCTTCTATCTCCTAAATTGTAGTGCCACGGCGTTTAACCACGTATTAGCAAACTCTCTAGCATATCTATCACCCGACAGCATCATTCCGTCGTAAACGTGGCTTACGCTGTCTTTGAGTGGTTCCGGTATGTATTTCATTCGCTGCATAACAAAAGTTAAATCGCAGCGTTCTTTGTTTCTTGCATCACTTCCACGCGAGTAGTAAAACAATGGATACTCTTTCTTGCCAAGTGTCATTATTTCTTCATCAACTTTGATTGTTTAACCGCTTCTTTGATTTCTTCCTCAATCATTTTTATGGCGTTTTTACCATAAGAGCTTTTTCTGAATTTCTCGGATGCAGCTACAGCACGTTGACGAGCAATAATTTCATTAGCACCCTTCTTGATTGCACCGTAGTAAACTGTATTCCACACAAAATCATTTGGCATCATCAGCGATTACCTCAATCTTGTGAACGCTACAGCCAAGGCTTGTCACTGTGAACTTAATGCCGCAACGGTCTAGGTTAACGATAACGAATTGCTTGGCGGTTGAGTTTGCCGATGAAAAACTGGTGAAGCAGCCAGATTCAATATCATCTGTCACGTTTTTGCGCCAAGGATAATCAAGTGCGCTCAATTCTTTAGCTGCAATATATCGGCTGTAATCTGCTTTTTTATCTTGTCGTTTCATTTCTTAATCCTTATCACTTAAAATCTAATTAAAAGTTTTCGGTAGCAGCCGCTTTAGCTGGCCGCTTTATTTCTTCATCGTGAAGTAGTTTCGCTACTGTGTGTTCGTCTGCATCTTCGAATCCGTGACCTGTTAAAACTTGGTAGCATGTGCCTGTTTCACCATGGCGGTTTAGCCTAACGATGATCTCGGTAATATTTTTCCACTTGCTGTTTTCATCGAATGCAGAATCTCGATACAAACCAATCCACCCGTCTACATCTTGCTCGATAGCGCCAGACTCTCTTGAATCGCTCGCTAATGGCCTCTTATCTGTTCTGCTGGTGTTTCCCCTATTCAGCTGTAAAAGCATCACCACTGGGCAAAGGAACTCCTTAGACATGCCTTTAAGTGCTCTTGTCATAGCCGCAACTGCTAAATCGTTCCTATCGTGCTTTGTGTCTGAATTTAGCAAAGTAAGGTAATCAACAAAGATCCCACCTATGCGCCCATGTTTCTTTTTAATCTTTAGGCATTCTCTGCGTATCTTCTTTACAGTGTTTTCGTGGCGATCATCGATATAAATATCTGAGAATCCAACCTCTCCGCATGCTCGTTGGTGCATGCTGTGAAGAACTGCAAAATCATTGTCACCTTTAAAATTGTTCTTCAATGCCGTTTTATCTAACTTTCCGTAGCTGCTAACCAAGCGTTCAATAACCTGAAAGTCTGGCATTTCAAGCGAGCCGACATAAACAGGGAGTTTCTTATCGACACCAAAATGATTAATCATCTTCCCCATTAGCTCAGTCTTTCCTATCTTCGGATTGGCTCCTATGGCATAAAGCCCAATCTCAAACCCGCCGCCAAGGATCTTATCTAAGTCAACAATTCCAGTGCTAAAAACAACTGAGTCAGGATTTTCCCATCGCTTTTCTAAGCGGTCGATGTATATGGGCATACACTCTGATATGTGACGGGCCCCCACGTTGTTATCAGTAAATCCAACTTCAAGAGAAAATATCTGATCAATCTCTTTTAGCTTTTCATCAATATCACCTGAAGAACTGATAATTTCATTGATCGCGTTCATCTTGTCTTGAGTGATTCGCAATTCAGATATTTTTTTAAGTGACTCAGCATGCTTTAGGATGTTTATTCCGCTAACTGTGTTCTTCCACAGCTCCATGACATACATCGGGTTTACGCCTTCAGACTCAACTATATGGTGCCATGCCACTGTGTTAGCGTCTGGACAAACCCCTTTCTGGTTACTATCAAGCATCGCCAAGTAAATGGCCTTGTGATTAACTCCGTAAAAGTCCTCAACACGCAATAAATCAAGAACCGACTGAACAGACTCTCCGTATCCGTTCAAGCAAAGAATCGCTCCTATCACGTTTTGTTCTAACTGTTGGTTGTGGATCATTGCTAATTTCCCTTGTTGTCAAAACGCTGCTCTTTCACTGCAACGTAGCAATCGTCTTTCATCACATAATCAAAGTTTTTAGCTTTCCAAACGCCACCCTTACCGTTGTCTCTGTCTGTAAGCATCCATTGACAGTGGTGGGAAATATAATTGAAATACCCTCTCAAACTATCAATAGTAAAAACTCTCCCTGCTGCCTTGTGCTCTGCTGAGCGCTTTTTCCAAAATGATCTAACCATCGATTTTCGTTTATCAGTAAAAATCTGAACGCTTGGCATCATCGGCAATAGCTCGTGGTAAGCATCTAAAACTTGTTGCAGTGGCACAGGTGATTTATCACCTATATCTTTTATATTCTCTTCTCCTCTGATCTCATCTTGCATGGGTTTTGCTGACTGAGTCATGACTGAGTCATGACTCTTTAAATTCTCAATGATTTCACGCATTTGCCTGTTACTTGTCATTGATTGATCTAGCCTTCTGGCTATCTTTAAGCATGTAATGACACCGTTTGCATCCTCAAAAAGCCCTGTTTTTACAAAATAACGCATGATTTCTTCTACTTTTTGCGCAGTAGAACCAACATTTCTAGCAATAATTCTCGCATCATGCTCCAATTCAAAAGTAATATTATCCTTATCGACCTTGCCTGCTATTAGCTCAATGCAATACCAATAAAGCCCATAACCTTCCAGACCGTAATCAAGTAAAACATTTTGAAGCTTTGCGTCCTGATTAGCGTCTGTGTCGTGTTTTATCCACTTAATAACCCACCCCACGATTTACAAATTCAAAGCCTTTAAGTCATTAATCGCAATCATCTCGTCACGCTTTTCTGCCTCGCGAATGGCCTTTAAACCAATCTGCATAGCAGCCCTTGCAACGCGAGACTTACCAAAGCCTGAAGCCTTTACTATGTCATCAATTTGCAAAACCTGTTTATCGCTAAACTCAACACCAATACGCGCCATTTTTTTTAACTCCATTATTTAAGATACACAAACTGTACAGTTTTATGACAAGTATTGTCAAAGTCTTTATGGCGATTCATGGCAAATAAATCCCATAAAATTTTGTTTATCTGGCACTAATCACAGCTATCTATCGCCTCAATAGCATCATCAGCAGCGCATGCCGCATTTACCTGGTGCCCTCTTGAAATCGTATTAAGCGCATCAAAAGCTATCGCATACCGCTTCTCTAGCTGTTCAAATTGGATTTTTGCAGCAAATGCCAGTGGTGCAATTTCGCTGTGGTAAATAGCTTCTTCTGCGTTAGCGTGTTTCTTGCGTGATAATTTTTTGCAAAGCTCTTCTAGTGCTGTCATGGGTATTTCCTCGTTGTTTAATTTCGAGCAGTATACACCAAAATAGGCAAAAATAAATGATTGACTTAAACAATATCATTAGTCTAAACTTGCCTCATCAAAACGGTTTTGGAGTTTATGTGATGCGAAATAAAGCGGATTTATTATGGGCCTTGGCTGCAATAGTTTCTTTTCTTGTCGTCTCAACAATGGACGCACAAGACCGTGAACTTGTAGAAGGTAAAAGCCAAGACTTATGCGGTTGGGTTTTGGTAGATGGCGGTGCAACTAGAGATTGTGGAGAAAGCGATGAGCAATAAAAACATGGATATATGGAATGCGAATTCCAGTATTGACCAGAAGTACACCAAAACGGCCAAACTTGGCGGGCGCGACATAACTACGTTTAGCCTTCAGTCTGTCGTGATGATGGCAACTAAGCAGTTTGGACCTATAGGAAAAGGGTGGGGCTATGAAGTGGTAGATGAGCGTAACGACGTTGGCGCAATTATTACCAAAGAGTCTAGCTACAAAGATGAAAGCGGTAATACGATCATGATTAACGAAGAGCGCGAAGTTGTTCACACGCTAATCATTCGACTTTGGTACATGCTGGATAATGAAAAAATTGAAATGCCAGTTCAGGCTGGCCACACGCCAAAGCTCATGCGCACAAGCTATGGTCCTAAATTTGATGATGAGTATTACAAAAAGACATTAGCTGATGCGATCAAGAAAAGCTTATCAATGCTAGGTTTTGGCGCAGATATATTCCTAGGGCTTATGGATGACAAGCATTATATCGAAATGCAGCAAGAAGAAATTGCTATTAAAAACGAAAGCGAGAAAGCAGGCAAGATTGAGGCGCTTGTGGCCAAGGTGAAATCTATGTGCGAATCGTTTTCTGAAAACAGTTTACCTTTAAGTATTGAAGCTCAAGCAGCAGCTTATAAATCTGAAATATTCAGAGCGTTTAAGAAGATAGGTATCGACTCTACGCCGTACATGGCAAAAATAGATCAGTACATGAATAAGCGCCTTGAGCAAGTTAAGGCGGAAACAGCAGCGGCTAAAAAAGCCAAATTAGGAGAGTAAAACCATGATTGATATCGTAGGCGAAATTAACAAAAACCTCGCAGTTGGAACAGTAACCGAATACAGCCATATTGCAGCAGAGCTTGAAAAGCTGCGCAGTGACTTTGGCGCGGTAGTTCCTGATTGCTCAACTCGTGATGGCTATGAGTTTAGCAAAAATGCGGCGTTAACATGCAGAGAAATTCGCACCAACTTAGAGAGCGTGCGCAAAGAAAAGAAGCAGCCGTATCTTGACTACAGCCGCCTAATTGACTCGCAGGCAAAAGAAATCAAGGAAAGCCTAGAGGCGATCGAAAATCCTCATAAATATGCTTACCAAGCTGTTGACACTCGCAAAAAAGAAGAGCTTGAAGCGCGTAAGCAATTAATTGCTGATATGAATAATATCCGCATGTGGGCAAGCGATAAATCTGAAAATGAGATTAGCGAAAAAATCGAAGAGATTAGTAATCTTGATGTCAGCAAAGAAGCGTTTGGACGCTTGCTGGATGATGCCATTGCAGCGCAGGCAACAGCTATCGAAGCGCTTTATGCCTGCCATGCTTCAGCAGTAAACGCCCGTATCGAAGCTGAACGCTTAGAGCAAGATCGAATTGAGCTTGAGGCTTTGCGAGCAGAAAAAGCAGCAAGAGATAAGGCCGAGCAAGATCGAATTGCAGAACAACAGCAAATCGAACGAGATCAGCGCATCAAAGACCAAGCAGCAAAAGAAGCGGCTGAACAAGCAGAGTTGGCAGCGCAGGCGGCATTAGCTCGTGAGCAGCAAGCGATCATTGACGCTCAGCAAGCAGAACAGCGACGCCTTGACCTAGAAGCAGCAGCGCAACAGGCCGCCATTGATGCAGAAAACCGCCGCATAGCCGATGTTGAAGCCGCAAAGCAGGCAGAGATTGACCGACAAAATAAAGTTGCAGCGGATTTGGCGGCAGAGCAGGCAGCGCTTGAGTCAGATAAAAAACACCGCGGCAACATTCATCGATTAATGCTCGGTGCGATGATAATAGGCGGAGTCAGTGAAGAGCAGGCTGCTTTAGCTATTAAGTTAATTGCAGCAAATAAAGTGCCAAACGTAAAAATAACTTACTAACCAACAATGCGGCTACGGCCGCAAAGGAGATAACAATGAGCAAATGTACGTGTTTTGAAGATAATCTTAAGCTTGTTAAAGATGCCGTAATAGAACAAATGCCTGATGGTTGCATTGATTTAGATGTGCGCTGGCAAAATAGCGTGTTTTTTATAAGCGGCGGAGATTACAGCCCTGTAAACCCAAAAGTATTGGCAGAGTATCGCCTGCCTAAAAAGGGTGGCGGACATAGATCCAGCTTAAAAAAACTCGAACAAAGTTTACTGGCAAATTTTTGCTGCTATTGCGGCAGAAAATTAGACAAAAATGAAAAGGCTAAGGGTTAATTATGTTTAAAAATATTATAGCTTTCAGATTTAACAAACCATTCGAAGTTGATGCGGCAGCATTAGAGTCTGCAATGGCAGATTTTAAATTCAGCCCATGTTCAAGCCAAGATATTAGTAAGTTTGGATTTTCAAACGCACTAGGTAAGCAGGGCAACACTCTGGTTCACAGCGCTGAATGTTATCACATGGTAGCAGTGACCAAAGAGGCTAAGATGCTGCCATCGTTAGTTGTTAAAGAGGCTTTAGATGCCAAGGTTGAATTAATCGAACAGGTAGAAGGTAGAAAGCTGGCTAAGAAAGAAAAAGATTCGCTCAAGGATGAAGTTATTCAAGATCTGCTGCCACGCGCATTCACCCGTCAATCAGTTACACGCGCCTTAATCATGCCTGAGTCGCAATTGATTCTGGTTGATAGCTCAAGCTATTCGAAAGCTGAAGATTTGCTTGCGTTGCTGCGTAAGGCGATAGGAAGTTTGCCAGTTATTCCTCTTAGCTACAAAACACCTATTGAATCAACTTTAACTAAATGGATTGAAGCGAGCGCAGCGCCTTCACCTTTTGAGGTACAGCATGAAGCTGAATTGCGCTGTGATGAAACTGGCATTGCACGATTCAAAGACCAAGACCTTAGAGAAGATGAAGTGCTGGCCCATATCGAAACAGGTAAGCAGGTGCACAAGTTGGCGCTTAACTACGAACAGTCGATGTCATTCATTGCTTGTTCAGATGGCTCGCTAAAGCGCATTAAATTTGCTGAGGAGTTTATGGCGAGTAATGATGAAGTAGGTACTGATAATGTGGCTGCTAGACTAGATGCTGATTTTATTCTTTGCGCTAAAGAGTTTAGTGGATTGATGGGAGACTTAGCAGTAGATTTCGGTGGATATGAAAGCTTGGAGATTTAACAATGATGGTGTTAAAATAAGTTCATTAATTTTGTTGATTGGGGTTTTTATGAGTAAGGGTGATGAGCTAAAAAAGCAAAAAAAATCTGATCTAGCACGTATCAGGTCTGATTTTGAGAAAAGCTTTAGTGAACTATCAAACATTATCGGTTCTGTAGAAACTGCTAGTGATAATTTAAATACTGCACAAACGCTAGCGGATTACATGTCTGAACATAAACATGAAGATGCGGCCATGATGTTGAATACGAGTAAATACACGCTAATCAATCGACTTAAGCAAGATAACGACTGGCGAGTCACTATGGTCAATGGGCGGCTGCGCTGCGTGTTGATTTCATAACCGAATTTATCTAAACAAAAACACCTTAACCGGTGTTTTTTTATTTCTAAAATAAACCAAATTACGTTTGAATTTCTTGCTTATTTAGATTAACCTATCCTCAGTTAATTGGAGATAATGACGATGAAAAACAACAGTGAAATTAAATTTAAACAGATTTGTAAATCTTGGTTCGATGCAGGAGCGCCTGTAATTAACATTGCAGACCTAGAATCTGTGTATGGCCTGCGTATTGAGTCAGATGAACGCACAGGCAAGGTAACTGGCGCAACAGTTGATAATGAGCCCGTAACACTAACTAAAGCGCTTGTACTACGTGCAAAGCTGTCTTATGGGCGATTATCTGTAAACACTAAAACAGGCGAGTTTAGCTATAGCGGACTTGATCCTGTAGTTGCCAACTGCTTGATCGATGCAGTTAAGAAAAACTTTATCAATTAAAACTAATCAAAATGGTGATAATAATGGAAAAATATAAATTTACTGGAAAAGAAAAAACTTTCCGAGGAAAAACATTGAAGCAAATTGTTTGCGTAACAGCATTTGCATCCATTCAATCTGGGGATATTGGCGGTTGGGTTGAGTCTGAAATAAATTTAAGCCATGACGGCAATGCGTGGGTATACGGCGATGCGCGGGTATACGGCGATGCGCGGGTATCCGGCAATGCGGAGGTATCCGGCGATGCGCGGGTATACGGCGATGCGGAGTTCTGCACTAAAAAGGCAATCACAATATCATCGAAATATCATCATGTAACAATTACGGATACTCACATAACAATAGGTTGTCAGAATCATACAAAAGAATTCTGGGTTAATGCAGGTTACGATGAGGTTAAAGAAATTGACGGTGAAAAATCTGCAGCCTTATGGGTAGAAATGAAGCCATTTATTCTTAAGCTTGCGGAGTAATTTTGATGCCTAAGAACGGAACCCCAAAAAAGCGCAATAAGAAAAATTGCCAGCTTAAGCGCTTATCAACCATGGCGCTATACGGCACCAGTGACCTGCTATTAGTCTTTATCGGCGGTAAGCTGGAAACATACGCCTTCGATAAGAAAGAGCTGTCACCAGTTAATATAGGGCCGTCAATTGCAAAATCACTGCAAACAGTGGCTTTCAAATGGTCCTTGTACCTTGCTGTGCTATGCCGCCGCCAAGATGGGCAAGAGTACATCAAGCAAAAAGTAATTAACTTCGATGCGCCTTACAGCCGAGCAAACATTGAAAACTATCTAAACGATGAGCACGAACAGCTTATTAAAACGTGTAACTCGCTTCACATAGTTAACATCGGCTGGATAGCTTCTACCGTTCCATATGAGATCACAGATGAAATGGCCGACAAGCTATTTACTGTCCAGGGAGGGTGGGATCACATTTCAGATTGGCAAAAGCAAAAGCTAATAGAAGATATGCCAAAAAATCCACGGTGCCCAAGCTGTAAGAAGTTCGTAACAAAATCTGACTATCAAGAGCGCTGCGCTTTTGGCCGTCCCTGTTCAAAGTGTGAGGAGTAATCTATGAGTATTAATGACATGTTAATCGAGTGCCAAAACAGAGTGGCAGAGATTGAAAGCGATCGAGACCGATTAGCCGCTGCATTATCTGAAGCGAATAATAAGCTTGATGATGTTCGTGATAGCTTTTGCGGTAGAAATTTAATGATCTCAGGGTGGCATTTAAACGGCGATCTTGAACCTGTCGATAACTGGTTTGATAGTAATGACTGGGAGCCTGTTCATGGAAGTGAGCAACTTTTAATTGCCGATATCCGCGCCAAGGCCGTGATGAACTTTGCTGAAGTACCACTCGGGGCTTATCTCAGTGGTGGCGTCACTGCTGAACTAACCGTCTATGACGTTTATCAGTCGGCACGTAACCACGTTAAAGATAACTATGCCTATGACACACGCCCATGGGGAGACAGCAACGCAATGGAAGCGCGTAACGCATTAAACGAGTTAAGTTACTGCACTGGGAATACTGGTTTCATTGCTGGCTTAATTAAAGGTAATAAATACGCCGATAGCATCAGCAAGTCGGCTAAGGGTGGTGAGTAATGGGAATACAGCAGAAAGCGTGCAAAGAGGCTATTGAGAAGCTACTCCTAAGAGTTAGCAAACTTGAAGATACGGTAGCATTACTGACAAGTTACCTTCACTTAGAACTTGGAACTGCAGCAGCAACTGAAATAATTAAGCGGATTGAATCAGCCAAGGATGGTGAGTGATGGTTCTGACTATAGGCGACACATACCAATTTAAAGGTGGTCGAGAGCAGATTATTTATGTTGGTGATTACGGTAGCTGGCATCAATTTGAGCTTAAAGGCGAAGCAGGACCTATTTGGTGTGAGCTGTTAGATAGTGATCTGTATTTAATTGAAAAGGCAGGTGAATAATGAATGACGCCGACAAATTTAAAGAGCGTGTACGATTCCAGCTTAATAGCTTTGAAACTCAGGAACCTAAAGAAGTAAGGGTAAGCGCTGCTTCGGTTAAACGCGGCAACATCCGCCGCAGTATCGAGGACATTAAAGAAGCTGCAAGACTAAGAAAGGAGTTAGAGCTTTGAGTAAACATGGCAATTTGGGTTGTGTTGGAAAGCACAAAGGCGTGGAACTACACGCTACAGCAGATCCTTCGCTGGTGGCCTTGGCTGTTGAACAGGCTCTAGAAGAAAGAGCGCATCTTCATTGGTACAAAGAAGAGTCTGTGAAGTGGGTGGCAAAGCCAGTAGAACAGATTCCGCCAACGCATAAGCCTGGCATTTTCTCTAGATTAAGCGACTTCATATCTAGGGCAATCGGTAGTTAAACAAAGCGGGCCTAGTGCCCGTTTTTTATTGCCCGGTATATTGACCGATATACCAAATAAGGCTAAATTAAAGATGAAAATAAACAAGTTTAGAGGTCAGCATGATTAAGTTAAGGAAGTTTGTTTTGGCGTGGACTGAAAACGGTCCCGATGGCGATAAACTACATGGTGAGTCTTGCTTCACGCTTGATGAGATTATTCACGGCATTCATCTTGAAAATTGCAGCCCGAGCCGCGGATATATCCCCGCCGGCATTCGAGAGTTTACCGGTGTGTGCGACAGCTTAGGCAATGAGATTTACGACGGCGATAAGGTGCGCTTTAGCCCTTGCAATCAATCTCATATTTATGAACTCAAAGTTAAGTGGTCATGCTGTGGAACATGGTTGTTAGTCAGTGATACCAGTTATTCGACATGGAGATTCTCACCGGAAGCCAACGGACGTGATTATCGCTGTGAAGTGGTAAAGGGGTAGGCTATGTTTTATTTCGAAGGTAATCAGGTAATAGCAAGCCATCTAATGGCCGACTTTACCGAGTCACCAGAAAGACAGATCACCTTTAAGCGCTGGATGGTCGGTAAGTGCTATTGCCTTCGAGTAAACAAGAAGTGGCTTAAGCGCTACGGTGTTAAGCGTGAGAGACTTTTCTTAATGGGCCACGGCTCTATTGTCGCTAGCCATAAAAATGTGGCGTTCCTACGCCAGCAACTTAGTGATCTTGGCAATAACGTAAAGGGTAATTAAATGTCAAACTTTGTTGAAGATACCAAGAACCACAAATTAACAATTATTAAAGATGATGGCGTTTATCGTCATTTGCATTGCTCAAGCGGTAGCTCATGTTATCACTTTGATATTGTCACTTATCCTGGGCACCTATGTTATTCGGGTGATATGGGTTGTTTTGTATTCCAACGTACTAAGGATATGTTCGAGTTTTTCAGAAGCGAAAGCGGCCGTATAAACCCTGACTATTGGGGAGGAAAACTTGAGGCAGGAAAGGCTAAAGAGTTCAGTGAAGAATGCTTCATGGGCATTATAAACGGCATGGTTAACGACGCATGTTTTAACATGGCCGATTTCTTTGATGATATTAGCCAAGATAAATTAAGTAAAAATGCTGTCAAATTTAAAGCTGAAGTAAAAGAGCATTTTGAAAATAATGATATTAGTGCTGGTGGATGGTTCAGAACAATGTCTGAATTTGAAGCGAGGTATTACCTGAATTTGATTTGTCTTGTGACTGGGAAGATTCGTGTGAAGAGCACACGACTAGGTTTATATGGTGTTGCCATGCGCTTGTGTGGGCAATTGGTGAATATGATAAGCAAAAACAGAAATCATAAAAATTACAGGATTAACTGAATAGCAAAGCATAGCAATTGCTACCAAATGCTAGCAATTGCTAAAGAAAAAACAACAGAGTGAGTAAAATTATGAAAGTAGCTGAACTAAGGTCACAAGGTTGGACCGCAATACAGGGTGATGTTTTAACTAATGGTCTTTCAGACAGAATAGTGCTGTCGTTTGGAGGTGCCATTTCAGTTAATGAAGGGCATCACGACGAGCTAGAAATCGTAGATTTACTTTGGCGCAATGACAACGATAAAGAATGCGGGTTTTTAGGAGTTATCTACCATAGTCTTGATGGCTGGCGCCCTTATTTTGGCCCACTATCAAATGCAGATAAACCAGCGATATCCATTGACGAAAAGCCAGTGTTCACACAGGCCATGGCCGACAATAGCGAGTTGCCGCCAGTTGGTAGCCTGTATTTGGACGATAGTAGCCAGGTATGTAAATGTATTGGATATGTGTTTGAAAAAGAATCAGTTGTTGGCGAAATGGTTGAACACGTCCCTATTGACGGGAACATACCATTATCAATATGCATGGGCGGAATGGTTAAAGTGATCGACACTCGCACCGAAAAGCAAAAGGCTGTTGATGCTGCTAACAAGGAGTTTCTTGTGGACAAGCCGACGCTAGAAGCTATTTATGATTTATGGGCTCAGAAAATTGAGCAGTAAGCGCGACGCCGCCGACAGGCATAACTACGAGCGGTGGCTTAGGCTTAATGCAAATCCACCGCGCAGAACGCAAGTCAATAAAGAAAGAATGAATCAGGCCAGATCCATAGTGCTTGCGGCCTGTTCCTTAAGCGCAAGTTGCTTTGTACTTCCGAGCAACACATACAAAATTAGGAAAAGGTATGAGTGAAAATTATGGAGCATTTATTTATATAGTTAGGCAGCAAGGCGTTTACTGGAAGGAGATAGTTGGTATTTCAATCAGTGAAAGTGAGGCTATTGATAAATGTAAAATGATGGCATCGCTTGATCGTGATACCTATCATGCATGGATAGTAACTAAACATAAGATTGGAGAATTCATCGAGGTTGATCGGACTAAGGACTTCCAAAGCCCATGCGCTTCAGAAAGCATAGTATTTTCAATAAACGCCGATGAAGAAGTGCTAGAAACCTCTAAGCCAGATAAGGAATAGCCATGGCTAGCAAACTTGAAACTCTTGCGATACGCCACGCGCAGATATCTGCAGAGATTAAAACCAACAAAGATCAAATGGCTGTCGAACTTAGCTACTGTACTGGCGGAGAGTTTAAGGATCCTAATTCCAATGAGGACTTTAGCTATCTTGTACAGACAGGTCTTTATTGTTTAAATCACGCTTACTACGCAAGTGAGCACATGAATAACAATAATGACTGCCACTATTCTTATGATGAGGTTTTATCCAATTTCGGCTGTAGGCACTGCAATAGCGCCAGAAGCCTAAAGAAGCACATCGCCAAGCTTAGAAGCGAAAAAGGCCGCATTCATTCTGCGATAACACAGATAGGTAAGTCATTATCCTATTTGCAGGTGGAGGAATAAACCGTGACACAAAAAGAACAGGAAGCATTCGAAAGAATCTTCGGTAAAGACAAAAAGCAAACAGCATAGAAAGGTGAAGCTATGACAACAAGTAAGATAAGGAGTAAATGATGGAAAGCATATTATTTTTTATATTTTCAATGGCAGTAACAGCGATATTTGTACGGCAATTACTTATATCTTCGTGCGATAGATACAAAGCAAAGGTAAATCTTGCTGCTAAGCAGCGCCTGTTTGATGAGGCTCTGTTGGCTGAAATGCCTGATACAGGTTATCTATACCTATTAGCCCTAGCCAATAGGCTTGGTCTTAATCACGATAATGATAAAGCAAAGGTAGAGCTTATAAGAAATGCAATCAAAGAAGCCGCTAATGATTTAAGGCGCGGAGGGGATGCGTTTTTAGAAGGCAGAGCAGAAATAATAAAAGAATTAAACAAGGAGTAATTAATGTCGCACGTAAATATCTCAATACCATCACGCTCTGATATGGAAGATCTACTTTACCGACTTCAACTAGAAGAACAGGTTAAATTTTGGAAAGAGCAAGCGTTGCGCCAGCGTTCAGAAATTGAAAACATTCGCCAAGCCGTGATCGATCATGGCTACTGTTATTTGCAGACGACTAACCAAGATGATTTTTATCTCATCGAGCGCCCTTCGAATGACGAGATAGTTAACACTAAAAAGTTTCGTGAAGCGGCCGAGGCACTTTCGTCAGTTATATCTTCTAAGTTGATAGATGTGGCCGATGCCGATGATGGCATGGTTGTTTCTTTGTCTGATATTGAAGAGCCACTAAGCAAGCTAGAAGCAATGATGGACTGGATGATTCGGAACGAAGAGCGAAAACTTCGAAAGCAGCAGGAATAACGCGAACTACGTTTCACCAATCAAAACTGGCAAGACAACTAACCACATAGAAACGGGTACAGCTATGTCAACACAAGTATTTAAGAGCCTGAAAGAGTTTAAGCGGCGCCAGGATAAAAGCGTTAACGGCGTGGATGCGGCCTTTGCTTCTCGGTTCCCTGAATATGCCAGCATGAACGACTCCAATACCGGGTGCTGGAATTGCGTAGAATGCCGCGGCTGCGATAACTGTTATAACTGCTGCAACTGCCGCGGCTGCTCTTACTGCAAAGACAGTGTTGATTGTAGCGACTGCTCTAACTGCAATTCATGTGAGAACTGCAGGGATTGTAGCGGGTGCATACAGTGCAATAGCTGTGTTGATTGTGAGAACTGCAATGCGTGTGCTGAGTGTGCAAACCTAGAAGGCCATTCACAGATAGTGGCATCATCAATTTAACAACAGAGAGATTTAAAATGACTCAATTAATGAATATGCAAGACGTACAAGCAAAGATATCTGAGCAAGTTAAGGTATCTATGTTCAACTTGATACCAGATGAAAAAGTGCAAGAGCTGGTTGAAAATGAAATTAGTGCTTACTTTGAATCTGGCACAGCAGACTTCTTTGCGGTAAAAGAAAAAGCGAGCTATGGAAGCCATGAAAAGCAAAGCATTCAGGCCAAGGTAAGCCCTTTTAGACTATTGGTGTGGGAGCAACTTAATATTGTTCTTGGCGATAATCTACAGGAAATATTCAAATCACCCGAGTTCCTATCACGTTGTATCATCGGTGACGGCGATAAGGCAAATATTGAAAATTCAGCGATGGCAAGACAGGAAAAGATAGCCGTAGGCATGGCTGCAATAGTGTTCAATCAAGCTATTACAGAGTCGCTTAGAGTTGCTGCTTATGATACTCGTGGTGACATAAGTCAAAGCATTGCAGCGATCATGATGCAGCAAGGACAAAGATAAATAAATCTGACAACAGAGAGAAAGCCAAAATGAAAGCTAAAAACCAAAGCTCGGCACCAGTAACCCGCCCGTTAATGCACTGCCCTGTAAGTGGCTCTGTGTCAATGCAAGAATATGAACAAGCCAAAAAGCAGTTAAATAAACAAACAGAAGCAGCGCAATTAGGATTGCAAAATTAATCTAAACTTGTACTATTAACTCGCTGACCAAAGTTATAAAGCTAGTGCAATTAATCCACAATTTTGCACATCTGTATTGATAAGTGACCGCACATGCGGTGATTACATTGGCAAGATGATTGTTAGATTTTGAGAATTAATGCAGCGTGCGAATTAGCCAGAGTAATCTTGAGGCAAAGCCAATATAGAAGAAGCGAAACGTGAACGGTAGAACTTGATTCGCAAGTCATCTTGACCAATGTGATTAATGCGTAGGCTGATACGACGTTAGACAAGCCCGAGAACCAATTATGACGATAATCTGCACTGTTGAGACTTGTAGCGGATTATATGCAGGAGTTCAGTACCTGCAATCACAGTATATTAAGGCCCCTTAGCTCAGTTGGTTAGAGCACACGACTCATAATCGTTAGGCCCACGGTTCAAGTCCGTGAGGGGCCACCACTTAGCATTAAAGATAAAAGCCCTCGCCTGAGGGCTTTTGCTATACAGCCATACCTTATTAATCCCCTACAAACTAGATACAAAACAATCCTTTCTATATACTGATCACATTGATATACAGAGGTGATCATGACTGCTAAAAAAACTCCAAAATCCACCAATAAAAACGCTATTGATTGGGAGGTGATTTGCGAGGAATATCTAGCCCTCAAAGAGTCAAAGAAAGACTTAACAATCAAAGGCTTTTGCGCAATGCGAAGCGACCTTTCGTATAACACCGCAAGAGTGAAAATGCCTAAGGTATTACCCGTGATCATTGAGAGATCACGCGAAGATCAAAGGAAGATCATGCCAGATGGCACGAAGGCGCGGAGAAACAACAATAGAAGCCATGAAGAATACTTACCAAAGAAAAGTGACGAAACAACAGGCCATGGCATTTACAGTAAATACTTCGACCCTGACCTATTAGACCTTGCGGCAAAAGGGACGCTAACCGACGACTTGAATCTGTTCAGAGCTAAGGCATTGCAGTCGCTAGATTACATATCAGGCCTACATGCCAAGATGCAAGAAGCCATGGAGAAAGGCGACTTAGAAACAGCGGGACATTTAGAAGAGCGGGTAAAGACTAGCGACAAGGCATTGTCTTGGTGCCTGTCTCGTATCGAATCAATTGCTATGACGATAAAGCGCATTGAACTCACATCAGTGTTGATAGTTAAAGAGCGCGCAAACGTCGTTAAGACTAAGGCGCAGATTAAAGCAGTAGTAGCGCAGACTAAGAAGTTTAGCGCAGAAGGAACACTTGCAAGAGCCCGAGTTAATGACTTGGGGAAAACTGGCGGCGCAGGAACAGCAGCAGATATTATTAAGGAAATTCAAACCATACGGGATAAACTCCCGTCGTTCGTAAAACACAGAGAGGAAGATTAGAAATGAAGGCATATGCAATTTTTTACGAGGCGCTTAGAGCGGGAGCTTTAAGGAAAGCATCTGTTTTCTACAGCACTGAATCTGAAATAAACACCGCTGACGAGTTTAAGCAATTGGTTATTGATGTTAGTCGCAATGCTGTGGCTAATGGAAATGCCAATAGCATTGATGATGTTATGGTGTTATCAGTTTCTTTGCTTAACCCAACTGCCGCCGCAGAACATAAAGCAGAAGCACAGCAACGCGATACGGCACATCTTGAAGGTCAATTAAGCGAGTTACACAGTGCAATAATGACTGTTAAGAATATGATTGCCGACCCGAAGATGAAGCAAGCAGACAAGTTCAATCGCATCGGCGAGATATTGGAGCCTTACTAGCGCATAATTATTCATACATTATTCAAAGTCGCGGGGTTATTTCTTATATAACCCCGACATTTTTGATACTAAACGCGCACTACGCTTTACCAAATTGCATAGATACTGAATAGGATACGCAGAAATGACACAGAACAACGCAGCAATACAACTTTTAAATCAGCTTGGCGCCCAAGGTGAAGAGCAGCTAAAGCAAATACCTTGTGGCTATAAGGAACCAATCAGCGAAGGCAAGACTTTAACGTGTGGCGGAATCTATCGAGGAAAGGTGTTTCACTGCCGAGATTGCATGCAGGCCATGTTAGATAATGCCAGTGATATTGCGCAGGCATGTGTTGAACTAATGGTTAGCGCAGTTAACGAACGCGAACATGCGGGCAGCGTGAGTAATGAAACTATCGCAGAAATGCAAAATCTGGTTGAAGCGATGACCACTGAAATAGTGGAGAGCTAACAGTTATGCCGCTTGAGTATCTAGACGACGAACAAATTCTTGCTATGAGCGCAGATGAGCAAGCTGACTACATCAAGCGGGCTTTGTCAGATCAATGGTGGCGACTGAATAACCTGTATTGGATTACCGACAAGAACGGCCAGCGAGTTAAGTTCAAGCTGAATGCAGCACAGCGAATGTTGTTTGAAAACATGTGGTTTTTCAACATTATATTAAAAGCTCGCCAGCTTGGGTTTAGTACGGCCGTTCAAATCTTCATTCTCGACTCGGCGCTGTTTAATGAAAACTTAAACTGCGGTGTCGTGGCTCAGGACCTAGAAAAAGCTAGGGAGATTTTCCGCACTAAAATTATGTACCCTTACGAGAATTTGCCGCGCTGGGTTCTCGAGGCTATACCAACTGTAATGAAGAACACCACTGAAGTGCTTTTCTGCAACGGTTCGAAGATCACTGTCTCAACTGGCTTCCGCTCTGGAACAGTAAACATACTCCACGTTTCCGAGTTCGCTAAGATATGCGCGACTCGCAAGGACAAGGCCCAAGAGGTTATCGACGGAACACTTAACGCCGTTCATCCTGGCAACATTGCATTCATCGAGTCGACAGCAGAAGGCGCGGCAGGCCATTACTATGATATGTGCTTAGAAGCGCAAGAGCTCCAAAACGCAGGGCTACCACTCACTGAGATTGATTTTAAGTTCTTCTTCTTCCCGTGGTGGGATGAGCCAAGCTATGTAATGCCAGTGCCTGAGGGCGGGCTTAGACTTAACCCAACGCAAACAAAGTATTTCGAAGGGCTTGAGGTTTACCTTGGCAGACTAATACCAGAAGAACGCAAAGCATGGTACATCGCCAAAGAGCGCCAGCAGAAAGGGCAGATGAAGCAGGAGTTCCCGAGCACACCAGAAGAAGCCTTCCTAACATCGGGCCGCAAAGTATTTAGCACTGACGAGCTCAACGCATCAAAAGGCAAAGTGATCGCGCCAATCCTCATCTATGACATAAACCCAAAGACCGGGCAAAGGAAGGTAGCAAACCGCAAGGTCGATACTTCACTGCTTCAACGTGCTTATACAGACAAGACAAGCAAAGCTGTAATGAATTTTTTGCTGGTTTGGGAAATGCCTGAGCCAGATATGGAGTATGTGATCGGTGCTGACGTATCGGAAGGGCTCGAAAAGGGAGACAGATCATCACTCGATATACTTGAGAAGCATACCGGCAGACAGATAGCGCACTGGTATGGCAAAGTTAGCCCAAGTGAGTTTGGCGAGCTAATCGCTTATCTTGGTCGCTGGTATAACATGTCGTTTGTCGGCGTAGAGCGAAACAACCACGGCCATGCAACCCTAGCCAAGCTGAGAGATATATACCCTCTTGGGCTCATCTATCGCGAGGAATACATGGACCGCGAGAATGCCGACGATGAAACTCAGCGAATAGGCTGGCATACTAGCGCAGTAAGCAAAGAGATTTTAATCAGTGATATGGACGACACATTTAAAGCTAATAAATCTGGCATTCGATGGACTGGCACACTGAACGAGTTTTATACTTTTGTTCGGGACGAGCGCGGAAGGCCGAATGCAATGAACGGGGCATTTGATGATCAAGTGATGAGCTACATGATTGCTCAGGCAATGAGAGCAAAAGCGCCAGCAAAACAAAAACCTGTTAAAATCGAAAATAATAACTCTTCACATTGGATGGCAAACTAATGATCCTCAATACTAAACAGCTTGGGCAATTGATGGGTGATATACAAGCCCAACCAGATTGGCGCACCCCGGCTAACAAAGCCTGCGCATATTACGACGGCGAGCAACTAGCGCCAGAAGTAAAAGAGGCGCTAAAGAAAGCCAATCAGCCTGAACTTGTTTATAACCTGATCAAGCCAACCATCAATGGCGTTCTCGGGCTTGAAGCTCGCACTAGAACAGACATGATGATCTCAGCAGACAACCAGGATGATGAGCTTGAGGAACTGCTTGAAGGTGTTAATGAAACCTTCAAGGATACTCGTCGCCTTTGTGATGCGGATATTGCCGAGTCAGATGCCTACGCCGCACTGATTAAAGCGGGGCTCGGGTGGGTCGAGATTTATCGAAACCCGTACCCAATGCAAAACCCATACAAGATCCAATATGTTCACCGTGACGAAGTTTTCTATGATTTTAACTCTAAACAGCGAGACTTAAGCGACTGTCGTTGGATTCTGCGCCGAAAGTGGTTAGATGTAGACGAAGCGAAAGCGCTTGTGCCCGACAAGAAAGAGTTGATCGATAGAAGTATCTATAATGATTGGGCCACGCATATCGGTGATGCAAACATAGAAACCATTGAAGGCATCGACTCAAATTACAAGGCGGCATGGGCTGATTACGAAAACTTCGGCAGAAAGCAAAGTGAATGGCTACAGCAGGACCGTAAGCGTATCCTGATGCAAACCGTTTATTATGCTGTCATTGAAATGAAAGACTTGATGACGTTTGAAACTGGACGAATCGAAGAGTACGACCACAACAATAAAATGCACAATATGCTGGTGGCCGCTAATCGTGTTGAGCTTAGTCGGGCGCCAGTGCGCTACATTCGTGAAGCGTGGTTCATTGGCAGTGTTAAGTGTCGCGATAAACTTTGTGATGCGCCTCAAGGCCAGTTCCCGCTTGTGCCGTTTTGGGGATACCGCAAAGATTCGAATAACATGCCATATGGCATGATCTCCGACATGATCACCCCGCAAGACGCCGTTAACTTCCGTTACATCAAGCTGACAGCACAGCTAAATTACAAATCCATTGTCATGGACAAAGACGCAACCAACATGACGCGGGATCAAGTTCAGCAAGAAGTACACAAGTCCAATGGCATAGTTGAGTTAAACCCTGATCGCCGCAACAAAACCAGTATCGCGGAAGTATTCCAAGTTAATACTGATACAGGTATAGCAGGGCAGCAATTCCAACTAGCCAAAGACTCGCAGGAAATGATCCAGCAGTGCGGCGGTGTTTACAATGCAATGCTTGGCCAAGGGCAAGCTGGTCAGTCTGGTGTTGCTATCAACAATCTAATCGAGCAAGGAAGCACGACGTTATCAGAAATTAACGATAACTATCGCTTTGGACGACTGCAGTTGAACAGGCTTTTAATGCTGCATATGTTCGAGGACCTGAAGAAGCGCAAAAACGTTAAGGTCACCATCAAGAAGGATGACCCAACCAAGCGTAAGGCAATCGTACTCAATGAAACTAATGAAGCTGGCAAGCTAAACAATGACGTTAGTAAGATACGCGCCCAAGTAGCATTGGCACCAATTCAACAAACGCCAACGTACAAAGCGCAGATGGCACAACAACTAACGCTTATTGCCGGAAGCTTGCCGCCTGAAGTACAGATGGCGACCATTGATATGGTATTGCAGTTAATGGATATCCCTAATAAGCATGAGTTCTTAGGTCGTGTTCGCTCAGCCATGGGCGTCAAGAAAGACTTCGATAAGATGACGCCTGAAGAACAGCAGCAAGCACAAGCAGAGGCACAGGCTCAGTCAGAGCAGCAGCAATTAATGATGCGTAAGCTGGTGGCAGAGGTTATGAAAGAAGAAGCTGACGCCCAATCTAAGCAGGCAGCAGCACAGGCCAAGGCTAGAGAAATTCAGTCAGCAGATGCCAAGGACGCTAAGCTGCAGGCTGAAACGGCTAAGATAGTTACCGAAGTGCAAAACATGGACGAACAGGTGCTGCTTAGGAACGTTGGCACTATTGAGCGCATGACTCAGGCGTTTGATCAAATAGCCATTTAGAATGTAATGTGATTAGGCTATTATTGTAGAACAGAACAACCAACATTTAACAACAGAGAGATTTTAAATGACTAGCGATCAAGAAATGCAAAAAGACTTCGAAGCCAGCGGCTCAATCTATCCAAAGGTTGAAGCATCAAGCATTGAAGAGATTATGAAGCGTGTTAACTATGATGTGCATGTTGTACCAAAAACAACAACTACGGTTATCACTGGCTACATTCCAATTGGTGCGACTAACTTCACGTTATGCACTGAGATCATGGCTTGTGTTGATCCGCGCAACTTTAACGCCGAGAAAGGCGCTAAGTATGGTATCGAGAAAGCTGCCGCCGCTGCAAAAAACAAGCTGTGGGAATTAGAAGGTTATCGATTGGCATGTGAGATAGCTAAGGTGAATGCCGTTACTACGCCGCTAGAGCGTGTTATTGCGGAAGCCAACTCCTTGGACTTAAACATTAGCAAGTTAGATGACTTTATTAGAAATAGTCCAATTTATAGTGGGCTTGATATTGAACAGAAATCATTGATGAAACAACAGCTTGCGATAATGATTCAGCTTTATGGCGTGTTGGTTGAGCTAGCTAAAATAATGCAGGAAAATCATGCCACTAATAGCTAAGTTTGTAAGCGGAAAGGCTAGAGTTGTTGAGCGAGATAGCGGCGAAGTAGCCAAGTACAAAGATGGTTCACCCGTCGATGGCGGCGGGTGGGATTCTCTAAATAAGGCAAGAAAGCAGGCTACTGCCATAAACCTATCAACTATTAAACGAGGCAAGTAATGCAAAGAACACCAGTAAAATCTAGCAATATCAAATCAGTTGGGCATGATCCTGAAGCCAATAAATTGCACATTGAATTTAACAGCGGCAAAGTATTCGAGTATGATGGTGTAACCTCCGAAGATCACGCCTCGCTTATGTCGTGTGAATCGATTGGTAAAGAGTTCCAAAAGATTAAAGGACGTTGCGCCTGTAAGTGCGTAAACTAGCAGTATCAACAGCAAAGAGGCTTAGGCTTCTTTTCTGTGTGTATTGCACAATTCGCAGCCATAGCGATAAATGGTATCTAGGAGAAGATTTTAAATGGCTAAAACTGATGAAGAGTTACAGCAAGCGATCCTGAATGGCGACATGGCATCTATCGAATCATTTATTGATCAGTTCGAAGATGAAGATGATGACGATTCTGGTGAAGGTGAAGATGACGTATCAGCACTAAGCGGTGATGATGGCAATGAAGATGGCTCCAATGATGGCGCTGAAGATGGCAAAGAAGCCGCCGACGACATTGCAAACAAAGACGCTAACACTGAACAGGCCCCGTCAGCCGACCAACTAGCTGCAATTGAAGCTGATGGCGTTAAGCCAAAGCTTTTGTCAAAGGATGGTAAGCATGAGATCCCTTATGAGGTCCTTGAAACCACTCGTAAACGAACCGTTGAGCTACAAGAGCAACTAGCAGAAGAGCGCCGACTCCGTGAGGAAGCGCAAACTAAGCTAGATAAGAACACTCGACAAGCTGAGTTATTATCTAAGCAGCTTCAAGAGGCTGGCATTGACCCTAGTCAGTTGCCGGAAGATATGCAGTTAACGCCCGAGTTGCTAGCAGCGATCAGCAATGATTATGGCGACCTAGGCAAAGCAGTTGCTTATCTAGCTTCTAAGCAGAACGCTATCAAAACGCCGGCAAAGGAAAAGCCAGCGAGCGAACCTGAAGCGAAACAACCTAACCAAGAGTTCAAGGCTTATTACGACAGTAATCCAAAGCTTCAAGAAATCATGGCTAAGGAAGGTTCAGACGAGTTTGACACGCTTGATCACTTTTACAATAAAATCAAAGTTTCTCCCGATTTTAAAGATAAACCACTTTCGGCACAGCTTGACGAAGCGATGGCCCGCACGATGCGGGTATTTGGTACGGATACCACAACAGCCACTGAAACAGATAAAGCCGCAACTGCAGATGCGGAGTCTAAGACAAAGTTGATCGCTGAAGAAAAGCTAAACGCTGTCCGTGCTGCGGCGACACCAGCAAGCCCCAGCGAGGTAGGCATTGCAGAAACAAGCAAGCCTAAGGCCATCGACAGGGCAAGAGCGGCAAACGGTCAGGACTTACTTAATATTATGGCTGAGCTATCTCCTTCTGAGTTAGAAGCCTTATTTGATGAAATGGATTAATTACTATGGCTATGAAACCAGGCAATGAAAAGGTCTTTAGTGCCGCGCTCTTTATGGAGACGTGCCGCAAACATTCCTTTAAAAACATGTTGACCGGCGCTGCTCCAACTGCGGCCAAGTCTAATGCAAACCAAACAGAGCGCGGTGCGCCTATTGTTCGAGTAACTGACTTGAACTCTAAAGCGGGCGATACCGTTTCCATGGATGTGTTCCATGAGTTGAATGAAGGCGTGTTCATCGGTGATGAAAAAATCGAAGGTCGCGGCGAAGATTTAAACAAGACAGAGTTTGAAGCTGTCATTAACCAAGTGCGTAAACCGGTAAACATCGGCGGACGTATGTCGCAGAAGCGTACAAGCAAAAACCTTGCTGCAGTTGCAAAGGTGTTGCTTGGTAACTACTACCGCGATCTCATGGATGAGAAGATGATCTATCACCTTGCTGGTGATCGTGGTTATCTGTTGGATGCCAAGACTAAGATCCCATTAGCAAGCAACTCTCGCTTTGCTGCGCAAATGATTAACCCTGTCACCGCACCGACGTATGATCGTCATTTCTATGCAGGCGATGCCACCAGCTTTGAAAACCTTGATTCTGCCGACTTGATGACTATCGGCGCAATCAAAAACATTCGCTTGTACCTGGATGAGTCAAGCAACCCACTTCAGCCAGTAATGTATGGTGCTGATGAAATGGCAGGTGAAAGCCCGTTCCACGTTATGTATATCACCCCACGTCAATGGGCAGATATGCAGGAAAGTGCAACAACTAAAGACTACAACCAAATGGTAGCCCAAGCTGTTGCCCGTAGTGCTGGCTTTAATCACCCGCTATTCAAAGGCGACGTGATCATGGTCGATAACATTCTGGTCCGTAAGTACAACCGCCCTGTGCGCTTCTTAACTGGTAACACTGCGAACATTTCTACCAATTCGAAGAATGCCGCTACCGCTGTAAAAGTTGCAGGCACAAACATCGAGCGTGCTATTGTTCTTGGTGCTCAGGCACTGGCTGACTGTTACGGCACGTCGGGCAACACAACTCCGTTCCGTTATTGGGAAGGTGAAGTTGACCACGGCAACGGCAAGGAAGCATCGATCTCTTGGTATGAAGGTATGAAGAAGATCCGCTTTGAATGTTCTGATGGCTATGTTCGTGACAATGGCGTTATCGTCGTTGACTCGGCGGTCAAAGGTTTATAATCCACAATTAGGTTAAGGGGCTAGATTGCCCCTTATATCTTAACTTTTACGGGAACCAATCACATGGCTACTATTCAAGGTCAATCAGCCCACCAAGGCTTTTACGGCGGCACTCATGGCAACATGTCTACCGCTATTGGTAAGTTCACTGGCGTAGCAGTTGCTAACGACGTGATCATCTTAGGCAAGCTTCCTCAGGGCTTAATCATTAAGCGAGTTGCGGCGGGAACAGCAGTTGCTAACGCTTCAACCACTATCGACATTAACGCAGTTAAAGAAGATGGCTCGAGCATCGCTTTGGCCGCTGCGCTCGATGTTAACAACAAGATCACCGCAAAGGATCTTATGCCTGTTGATACTGACTTCAGTTCAGTAGAGATTCAGGCAGTAGTGAAAGGCGGCGGCATTGCTGCTGGTTCAAACCTAACGGTTTACATCGAATACTTGGCTGTAGGCACTAAGTAACAAGCCGCCCAAGTAACCCTTCACAATGCCCGGCTATTGTCGGGCATTTTATAGAGAATCAAAGCCATGGAAAAAAATCTATTAGCTAACTCCACAGCTACCGCAACAATCATGTATATCGGCCCTAAGGCTGTCAAAGAAGATACAGTTTCAGGCTATTACCCTAAAATCAAATTCACACGCAATACTCCGACTGAAGTGCCTGTGCTTGTCGCATCATCATTGCTATCCTTTGACTGCTTTGTGCAAGTTACTGAAGATACGCTAGAGCAAGCTAAGATTGCTGAAGAGCTTGCGGCAAAGGCATTGGCTGATGAACAAGCTGAAGCTGAACGCCTCAAGAATGAAGAGTTAGACGCTGCTGATACCGTTGTCGTAGTCGATGGCGCTGAAATTGATTTAGGTAAGCTGACGTTTGGTGCGCTTGACGCTTTCATCGAAGGCAACGATCTGGACATGCGCCGCAATGATGGCGAGCCAAAAGAGTTATTTTGTCTGCGTGTGCGTGATGCATACCGAGAAGCAACAGCAGAATAATAGCCGGGGTGAATAGATGGACATTAAAGAGTTTTTGCCAGAACTAAGAAAGCTAATTCAAGGGCCACTTCAAACGGCCATGGTTGATGAATTGCTTTCCTCTGCCGTTACATTCTGTAAAGAGTCGAAGATTGTAAAGCAATCGGTAGATGCACCAGCCAAAGAAGCTGGCGAAGAACTGGCAATCGTTAGCGCTATCGACGGCCTTGTGCCTTGGGGCGTATTGTCCATCTATTCCGGTGACAACAAGCTTGAGAGAGGAAGTGATTACCTGCAAGACAGCAGGACCAAGATCACTTTCATCAAAAAGGCTGAAAACATCAAAGTTAAGTTTTGGTGTTACCCGTCAGATAAAGCCGCGCTTCCTGATATTTTAGGCGAGCATATTGATTCAATATGTTCAGGCGCCGCCAGTAAGTTATTCATTTATCCAAGCCGCCCTTGGTTCAGCGCCGAGCTTTCAAACCTCCATAAGCGTGAGTTTGTCGAAGGATATCGCAATGCTTGGCGTGAGGATGAATCAGATCAGTTTGGCGAGTTCCAGAACCCCAACGTCATCGTTTCATTTTGGGTGTAACTATCATGGCTAAAGATTTAATTAAAACGATCATAGACAAAGTTAACAGCCAGCTTATGGATGATGGCTTTACTCGTTGGCCCAAAGAAAATTTAATGTCAATGTTCAACGATGCTCAGCGGGCAGTTGTATTGCTTAGGCCTGATGCGAATATTGTTGAAGCTGCATTTCCATGTGTAGCTGGCACAAAGCAAACGCTGCCAGATGAAGGGCTCAGAGTTATCGATATAAGAAGCAATCAATCAGGTTCAGCTATCACATACAGATCTAGGGATGAGTTGAACGACTTATATCCAGAATGGTACGGCACTACCGGCGAGCAAGATCCAGAAAGCTTTATTTATGACGAGAGGCAACCTAAGCGATTTTTCTTATACCCTGGCGTAGCATTAGGGGTAACGGTTGATCTTATTTATTCTGCTGTGCCAACTCGTCACCTCGTAGGTGACTATGATAGCGGCGTGTCGGATCTAGATGATATTTACACTAATGCTGTCGTCGAGTACATGCTTTACATGGCTCACTCAAAGGACTTTGAATATAGCGAGCAGGCCAAGGCTCAAACTCATTTTCAAATGTTCAATGCATTGCTTGGGGCGAAGTCTCAAGCTGATGCTGGAATGACACCGACTAATAAAAAATAGAGGCGGCACGAAATGTCATACAGTTGGTACAGAACAGGAACGTGCTCTTGCACTATGGGATCTGACACTATTAGATTTCAGAACGCAAACCTAACAACCGCCGGCAACCGTCCAGTTGTCGGTGATGCGTTTACGCTGGATATGAATATTTTATATGAGATCATATTCATAGGCTCTGACGCTGGTGGTGAATACATAAGAGTAGAAAGGCCGTTTGCGCAAGCGTCAGTAAGCAATTCCAAGTATGCAATGGCTAGGCTGGCATCAAGCACTATTAGCGCAAAGATAGCGGCGGTGGCATCGGCGGCGATAAACCAAAAGCAAATCAGTCTTGATGATATGTATCTTTGGTACACGTCGCAGGGAAGCACAATGGATTTTACTGGCCCTGACGGAGTACCAGTTACTGTCACGACTTATTACAACCTATCAAATGCAATGTCCACTGTAGGCGGAAGTATTGCCTCAGTTGAAACGGTTGCCAGTAATATTTCCAGCGTTAATACGGTGAGTGGCAATATTGCCGAAGTTGCTGCAGTTGGTAGCGATATGCCAGCTATTAGCGCCGTAAATGCTAATGCAACCAACATAAACACTGTAGCCACCAATGTGAATTCAGTGTCCGCGGTAGGCACTAACATAGGTGAAGTTATCGCCGTTGGCGCAAACGTGCCTGCAATTATCACTGTTAACTCGAACATAGACGATATCATTGCAGTAAACAGCAATATGCCTGCGATTAACAATGTAAACGCTCAAGTGGACCATATTGACCAGCAG